TCCGCTTTGCGTAGTGCGAACTGCCCCCGCGAACCGTGGGCTTGCTGCTGTAGTGGTAACACCGGTTGTTGCGCCCATATTCCAGCCGGTTGGCGGCGTTTCGCCGTTTGCGCCGGAGTATACAGTATGCAACAGCAAATTCATCAAATTATCCATTGCCGCCAAGCCAAGGCTTTCACCTGTCACTGGATCGTAGTCAATTCGAGGAACGTTGATTCCAGCTGTAGCAATGCCACCATAGGCGTCACGATACGTTCGAGTCGTTGTTCGCGTGAAAGTCAGCGCTGATGTTAGTAACGTTTGAGTCAAGCCAGCAGGGCCGTAAATCCGTAAATCGTTGTTTGCAAAATCTAAAATGTGAGTTGCTTTTTTGAGTAACGCATCATAAAAGCCGAGGTTATACCGTGCAGCAGCTTTCTCTGCCGCACTGAGCTTTGCCGATATGCCCGATGCTATCATTAGTGTCATTCTGTCGGCCTCATAGTGTTAGTAGTTGCAGTTCTGCGACCGTTAAAGCGCGAGGATAATATTCGACACGCTTAATAATGGCATTGACTAAGTTTGCGGCGCTTGAAACAAGCTCCCACGGAGCTGAACCAATTTTCAATAAATTCATGTTTGGCGCCGGCGGAGTTGCACTTGCCGAACTGCCGACCTGCACGCCGTTACGGCACGCTACATAAGCGCCTGCTTTACAGCTCAAGGCAATGCAGTTGCGCTGACCGCTGACGGCGCCGTGCGGAATGGATACCGCTGACACATTGTTAATGCGCACTGTCCAACTGGTGCCACCGATATAAACTGTGTCGCTGAAAGTGTTTGCAATACCACCAATAACTGTGAAATCGTTATAACTTAAATCATCGAATTCAATCAGCAGAGTCATTTCCGAGCTCGGTTGAATTGCGCAGTGAATTTGGTCTGCGCTGCGAGTCACAGCGCTGGATTTTGTCGGAATGTAACTTGTAGGTCTTGAGCCAACTTCAACCTGCGCACCCCAGATAAAACCGAACTCGGCACCGATAGCAGATGGTACAGCCCACACTGACGGCACGAAATCAACGCCTGTAACGTTTGGACCAGCCTGCATGTTCCCGCTGACCCACAAACGCACAACTCCGTCTGGATATTTTTCTCTACCAGCTAAGCCGCCAGAAATTGCACCGACTTGATCGAGAAGAATAGAATCTAAGTCATGGTCATACTGCAATCTGATGTAAATACCGCCAGCAGATGAATTTGCATACATGACAATTCTGCTCGTTGATCGCGAACCTCGCCGCACAAACATACTTGCGCAATATGTTGTGTTGTCTGTTGTGAAAACTCCATTTCGTCTGATGTAGCTGCCGTTTTGCACTGCGTCTGTATTTTCGTGGCGGGTCATAGTCATAGTGCCATCTGGTGCTAATGCTGCGTTTTGCACTACTTTTGATCCTGAACGCTTCAGCCACGTTGATTGAGTGAAATCTTCGGAATATGGAACAAGATTTGTCCGAGGCTCTTCACACCGTAAGCCCATCCTTTCGCTGGTTTCAGGATTGTATTCAATGCGCGACTCACCCGTATCATAAGTAACAATGCCAAAAGGATGATTTGCGGTTGCTGTGGTTGCGCGGGAATTTATCAGCGCGTCGCTAAGCGGCTGTTGGATCATGTTTTTATTGCTGTAAACCCTGTAAACCCCTGACACAAAATCGAAACATGTCGTCGCTTTTTTGGATACTTTGTCACGACTGTTGTCACTATTCAGATCAACTAGCACCCATGCACCAACACCTACGCCGCCGGCGCTCACTGGTGAGCTGGCGGCAGCGACTACTTTTGGCAGGGCGCCATCCCATCGGAAGAGCTGACCGGTAGCCGCCCAGCGCAATAACTCATTTCGGATATTGATTGTTTGCCCAGCCTCGAAACTGTCAACAATAGACCAGCCAATATTCGAGTACGAAATGTATGCGGCGCGTAAAGCATTGAAAGCTGTAGCGATGTCCTCAGCCTTGCTTGCTCTTTGATCTCCGACCGGCGCAGCGGTAATCGTCGGAATGTTCAGAGTGGTCATTGTTATCCTTTTTAAGTCGTATACATTCTTGATGAAGTGGATAATGTTCCGCCGCTAGTTAGCCTTCCATTGACCAGCCAATCTGTTTCTACAGCAATGTTTAATGACTGCAACTTGGCATCTGCTGGCATTAAATTAACCCCGATCCGCATTTCACCAATTCGCGCATCGCCCAGCCGCAAAGGTCGGCGTACAGTCAGATCTCCAAAATCATGGTCAAACTGTGTAGAGGCCGTAAGAGATCGCTCTTGAAAGTCGTACTCGTCGCCAATGCGAACTGACCCAATGCGGCATACGCCCAGCCGGTTTGTTGCAGGCAAAACGCAAGGCGCCATGGTTACATCGAGCTGAATGCTTTTTAGCGCCAGCGATTCCAGCACGTCAGACAAATAGACCTGCAGGACAAAGAGTTGCCCGTCATAAACGATTCGCGTTGGTAGCAAAGGCATTAAGACTTGATCAACATCCAACACAAACCGGTCCATCAGATCAGCACCGGCAAGATTTGGATATAGGCGGTACAAGTCTTCTAAATTGATTTGCAGGAGCCCGCGGCTTGTTTTAAACCAGCCATCTGCAGGTACGTCTTGATAAAGCCCTTTATCCACTTCACGGGCAAGCACTGAGCCATACGGATACGTTTCTACGTTAGTCGGCGCAAAAAGCGGGACCCAACTAACTCGGACGTTTGAAAACTCACGTTGCAGCGTCTTTTTAAGCGGGTAGAGGTAGTTTTTCTGATGCACTTCATCCAGGCGCTGCAAAAGCAGCAAGGGCCGGTCCTGCACGTCAGAGCGCCCGATGGTGGCATTGGCCCCGAGCTCATCAAACAGCACTTTGACATCATCAGGATGCATATCAAAAAGGCGCGGCCGCGCCTTGAGGCGAGTCAGTGTCGGCTCGACAACCTGATCCACCACGACGGCAAGCGCATCCGCCAGCGCTACCCAGGCAGCGCTGTTTTGCATCGATTTGATTAAGTTATCTTTAAGAGACATAGCGGCCTGATAAATCCTGTTCAACGTTAGGATAAATCAGGCGCTATTTTTTTGATCAGCTGATTTGAAAAATTGAGTTATTGAGGTCCAAATAGCGGAATTCGTTCTTTTTCGACGCCACCATCAAATCAAGGCCGGCTACCTGAATATCGAACTGCTGTAAAAGCCCGGTCCCTTGGACAAGCTGCCAGATCTCATCCGGCGTTGGCGAACCGATAACATCAGTCGCGCTGTTGGTCAGTGGATTAAGCGCGGCCTTAATGGCAGCAATGACGTTCTCAGGCGTATTGGTTGACAGCGTTTTGCCTTTCAGTGCGATCGTGAACGGCTTATGCAGCGGAAACACCCACTGATAGTTTTCGTTGTACGATTCCTGCTGCTGATACAACAGTTCGATTGCAGCTTTCACTTCCGACGGGCTTAATACCGGGTGATTCGCGCTGATATAGATCTGGTTGATAAAATCAATGCTCTGATAGCCGGCAATTTTTTCCTGATCTGCTTCGCCCCATACGCTGATCCAGTTGAGGCCCGCAATGTTGGTCCGAATGTAATACAGGTGATCTGAACCCCATACGATTTGCTCATCATAGCTTGGGTAATACAGGGCATTTTGCCGAATGCTTTCAGTCGATTCGCGCTCAGTACCAATCTGCAGCGTTTCACCGGTGACAATATCCACACGATCGGTCAGCTCAGGCCAGCTTGGTGCGGTCATCGCCATGCCGGCCGGGACATCGGTGGCGCCATTGGTTAGCAGGCATTCGATTTGCACCAGCGACTGCGCAGCCGGGATGCGACCTGATACGCCGTTACCAAAGCGGATCCCGATTTGCTCCCCTGGCGTATAGAACTCGACAAATGCACGCGAATTCTTATCAGTACCCCGGAATAACTTGGTTTTGGTCCACTCTTCGCGCTGACCGACGGGGCTGGTTACAAAAACACGCAGCTCTGCCACTTTGTCCGACGTATCAGCATCGAGTAGCACAGAGGCGTATGAGCTGGCGCTTTGCAGGCGATAATTGAGAACGGATATTTCCGCCTGAATACAGCTTGATACGACTGCCCCGCTGGCAGGTACCACGGCTTGGTCTTCCATCAAATAGTAAAGCCCGTTATCCGGACAATACAGCCGGGTAAGGGCAGGGACCACAATAGCGCTGGCGGTTTTGTTGGTCAGGATAATGCGCTTTTTGTTTGGCTGGCGTTTAATCGGGATATAGCCGCGCGATTCTGCGCCGGCAAGTACGGAGGATGGCGATACCGCACGCGTTAAAAACGATTCCTGCAGTCGGCGTTCTGATGCGAAACTGACTCGCTCGACCACCATTGCAACAAAAGTCACCAGGTATCTGACAAATTCACTACCCTTAAATCGCTGCCACCACGGGCTATCCGTGATTGCGCTGTTGAATATCGTCTGAATTTCATCAAGTTTCATGGATAAGGCCTTAAAAGTTCAGCAGCCTGCGCAGCAGGCCCTGGCTGGTTAATAAAGTCAGTTCAACGCGGTCAAATTCCAGGCGAACCACGCCAATGCTTTGCACGGAAATAAAAGGCAAATCCTGGCGAATATCGAGCAGTAGCAGGTTTTCAAAAATCGCAGAGAATGTATTTGCATCGCCTACTGGCTCATGCTTAAACATCGAAAATCGATTACCCCATGCCGGGCGCCCCCAGTACTGCCCCTTTGGCGTATCAAGCCACAGGTTTATCTGCGCAATTTGCGCTTCGTCATCACTCAGATGCACGGTCAATTCGCCGGCATCGAGCGCCATCAAATGATTGATTTCAGCCATTACATTCTATCCAGTGACTGCAGGTGCATGAGTTGATCAGATGCGGCCAGCGGGACCTGTCCCGGTGACTTGGTTTGCATCCGGATATTCTCAACGTTATTGGTTGTTGATTGCTGTGCCGGCGCTGGTGCGGGCTTATTCGCATCAGACAGCGCTTTGAGCGACTTCTGATCAAGCTGCGCCACAACAACAGCCGGCTTTTGCTCTGCTTTAACCGGTGCCGGGGCTGGCGCTGGCGGCGCAACCGCAGGAACCGCTGGCGCCGGCACCGCAGAGGCATACATCATACTGCCTGCGCCTTTCGGTGGCGCTTTAGCGGTACCAGGCTCTACCGGCGTCATCGATTCAATATCTGTATATTCATTCGAGGACCGGACAGTCCCCTTTGGGGCTGGCGTTGTACTTGCCATCACCATAGGCGACTTGCCGACAGTCTGTGCCTGTGTTGCGCCAGTTTTAGTTGCCGCTGCCATGCCGGCAGAGCTAAAAGCACCGGCTTTGACCGGCTGATAGGGCGCCAGTGCATGCCCGCGCGGACTTCCCCCGAAAAACTCATACAGGGTTCTGGCAATATCATCACCGGACACGCCGAAAAGCATTTCAGTGAGGCCACCAGCTGATAACACCTGACCGGCGGCCATTGCACTTTTCTGACCAAATGAGGCCTCTTCACCATCGCGCAGATTAAAGGCCCGTTTTTGACCTTCGCTATCGGTAAAACCCTTAAAGCCGTCAAACACCGCCAGCGCCGCGGTTAATGGTAACGCCAGACGGCTAAGGATTGTCCCGCCCATGCGAAGAGCACCAGCCATTTTTCCGCCGCCAGCGGCTGCACCAGCAGCTGATGCGCCTGTTTGCGCAGCAGCGCCTACTGGTTTCCCGGTAAACCAGCCTTTTGTTTTTTCCCACATAGTCGGGCTTGATGGGCCGCGACCGCCAGCAGGGCCGGTGCCCATGCCCGTATAGCTTCCCATGCGCCCCGGTGCCCGCTTGGCGCCGGCAGGTTGCCGTTTATCGCTTCCCCAGCCACCCATGCGTTCACGCCAGGTTGGTTTTCGGCCTGAGCGTCCACCGCGACCACGCCGGCCACGCCCAAAGAAATCGCCCACCATGTCTAGCAGGCCTTCTCCGGTGTCTACATTGAGCTTTAAGTCTTTAATCGCTTCAGTTGTTTCGTTGATAGCCAGCGTGAGTGCTGTTGTCTGATCGTCAATAGCATCACGCATCAAATCAGATTGCCTGTCTGTGCGGCTGAGCTCCGCTGCAGACATCGCAATCGGGGCTTTAGCGCTGCCTTTCGCGCCTGACTGATTTACACTGTAAATCGCTTTACTATCAGTAGCTTGTTTATCTAAATCACCACGGGCCACACGCTGAAATAAACTCAGGAACGCACGCTTAGGATTGCGAAAGAGTGAAAAGGCAAAATCAACAGCCTGGCGGCGCATCGCCGGCTTTGTCTTTGCGGCTGCAACAGCCTCAGTAGTCTGCGCAGGCTCTATCAGCGACTTGTCGGATTTACCGAGGCTTGGCAGGCTATCTTTGCCGCGCGATATCATGTTTTTGGCGCTTTTAGCCAGCTGATACATTTCTTTGCCGGCCAGGAATGCACTGCCACCCACAGCCATCCCCGCTGCGTCTAATGCATCTTCCTGACGGTCTTCAGTAAAACGACCTTTGGCCCAGTTCAGGATCTTGGCAAAGCCGCTTTGCTTGATTTCATCAGGACCGCTTTGCGTGCCGGCAATGATCTCTTTTTGCTGGCGGGTAGCAAAGGCGCCATTCTCCTGACGCCAGCGCCCTTGTTCATCCTGATACATGCCCGCAAGAATGGCGTTGGTTTCGTCCTGAGCGCGGATCTGAGCTTTGGATTGCTGCGCAATCGCCGCAACCACGTCTGGCTGCTCAGCCACTTCAGGCTTTGCGTTGACCAATGGTGCGACTGCACTGGCAATTTGTGAGGATAGTGCCGCCTGGTTAAGATCCGGCGCTTTGGCGGCTTGCGTCACCGCTTGTTTAATGGCTGCAGGCCGGATATTCGTAACCGCTTTGGTTAAATCCGCCAGCTCTTTTTTGCCGGGTAGGAATTCGTCGGCGTCTACCGGCTCAGCCTGACTGCTGCTGTGCTGCTCTGCCTGCTGGCGGCGCGCCCGCTTCGGGTCATATACCTTGGCTTTAGGTTGCCGTGGTGTAGTGTCTGGCTGGTTACGCGTATCATCAGCAATGCCCTGACCGATAGCGCCCTTAATCGCCTGCTCGACGCGTGCAATCGCGCGCAGTTCCTTTCCTGATGCCTGTTCTATGGCCCGGATCACCGGTACATAGGCGGCAATTTGATTCGGTGTCATTTCAGCTCCCGGCGCTTGGATTCAATGCGGATCAGTAAATCAGCAGGCATTTGCAGGACATCAATCGGCTTGTGGCCGAGTGTCATCTGGTGCGCCAGCAACTGCTCCCAGTCATCACCGCTATAAAGACGGAAAGAAGTTGTAACAGTGAAAGCCCAGCAACAAGCGTGTTTCCGCTGTGTTGCCCTCCTTAGCTGTTACCGGCCATTCATTTTCAGGAACTTGATCTGCCTGCAGCTGTTTCACCAGTGCGGCCTTTTCATCTTTTTTGACCGGGCATTGGTGCGCCGGCGTGACCAGGGCTATTTCGCCTTCGACATAAACGCTTTCTAACCCGTGATCCATGTCCTGCAGCGTTAACTGGATAAAAGCGGCCAGCCGGGTAAAGGTATTGAGCTCAACCGTCAACAAACGCTGATAGTTCCATTCAAATGCATCCACAGGCTCAAGGTCTTCAGGCTGTTCATTCAGGCGCATTGAAGCCGCCAGCTCTTTGATGCGCAGGTCCGCATGTGCGATTTCATACGCTTCTGAGTCTGGCTCTTGTTCATCACGGGCATTGCGCGCTTCTTCTAGCCACATCATGGCATGGCCGTTTAACGGGACTATAAAGCCCTCGCCAATCAATTCAGGGGGCAGGGGCTCTTTGAGCGGACGATTTGCTGAGGTAATGCCGCCTGATAGGTCTACTAAATCAATCTGGCGCGTGTGCCACTGGTTACAGTGAGCACACTGATATTCTTGCGTCATAATCGTGTTATCACGCGTATGGATAAACAACCAATACAGCGCCGTGCGCCGGTCCTGAGCGGTCCATTCAGCGCTATCCTGGCCTTCGGTCAATAACAGCCGGTTCAGCCACTGTGTTGCGGCGTATTCTTCGAGCTCAGGCGCCATGCCACAAAATGCCCGGTAGTCGGCCACGTTTGGCGCGCGCTGCTCAATTTTTGTTTTGCCATCGGCACAAAGCACGTATTCAGGCACAAAGCTCAGCGCATCTTGTTTTTTACTCATGGCAGTGGGGGCCCCATCGATTTGTATTTTTGGAATGTCACGCTAAAGGTGCCGCGTTCTGTGCGCTTGGAAACGTCAGCGCTGTAATCGTTGTTCTCTTCGATATACACGTCCCACTCGACTTCCTTGTATTCAGTGCCATCTGAGCGGACCCGGTAAATGGTCAACTTAAAGAGATATTCAACCGGCAGGTTTACTGTACCGTCTGAGTTAAAAATCTTGGCTTGCAAGCTGGTAATAAACTGGCTGATGGTGCAGTTCTCATCGTCGTGCATCACCGCTGTTACGCTGCCCGCTGTCCTTTTGTCCGGGTAAGCTATTTCGCCGTTGGCAATCGATAGCTTGCGGCTTTCAATGCTGCCCATGCCATAGCTGATATCGCGGATAAACAGGTCCATATTGGCGGGCGCGCCTTCAATCTCAGCGCGATAGTTGCAGTCCAGGCGAAAGCGAATGTCCCGCAAAGCTATCGATTTCTTTTTCTGTAATGCGGTCAGGGCCGCCAGATTGCCTTTTGCCATTAGCCTATGGTGCTCATCGGAATTGCGACACGGTTAGTACCCATTAGCATCTGCAACGCCTCTTTGCGGGCCTGCAAATCAGCATCCGTCGGTAAATGGCTGCTATCCATCTGGCCGGCGGCCATGGCGTTTTTCATGCGCTCATAGTTTGGGATCTCAATCAGCACCTGCAGATAGTCTTGCAGCAGGCCAATGATGCGATCAGGCAGCTCAAAGGTATCGATATTGACGTTTCGAAGTGCGACAAAATAGCTCAGTGTCCAGGGTAGGGGCTGGCGGGCATCGCGCGGATTAACCCGGATGATTGACTCATCCGCTAAAAGCTCATGGCGGATTATTTCGCTGTAGTTATCTTTGAACTGCAGCACGCCGGCAAAGGCCTCCGGGTAGTCGATATAGGGTTCACCGTCTTGCGTCTGATAGGCGCGAATACGGATTGTTTTGGTCACGCCGGCTTTTTCGCCATAGGTGCCAAGTGCATCCTTCAGTAGAATCAGACGTTTGTCTGGCTCTACTTGAAGGACAGAGAACCGGGCACAAACATGTTCCAACAGTTCTTTTGGTGTCATTACAACTCTTCTTGCCAGCTGAAGTGGATGGTAATTGGCAGCTTCAGAATTTCCGTCACGCTGTCGTTGGCAAAATCAGCAGAATCGATTTCAATCCAACAATCCTGCAGCTCTACGCCACCGACCGCTTTACCGCCAGCAGACTCTGGCGTCTGACGGATTTGGATAGCGTCGATCACCACACCATCACGTACCATTTTACGCAGCATGCGCAGCGAATCGCCGTCGATAGTCTCAACCACTTGCGCAGTACAAGTTGCGTAGTTTTCCAGGGCGCCTTGCTGATTGCTTTGCGTCCCCATCGGGCCATAGCCTTCGACCAGGGCGCGCTTCATCGGCGGATATTGCACGTTGGTTACTTTGAGGCCTAAATCCGGATAGCCTTCAATATCCACTTCGAACTGACTGGCTAATGCTTTTTCGCCAGCCTGGCGCCATTTAATCAGCCGCTGCTTTAAAACGTCCGGGTTGCCTTGCTGGCCCCGTAAACGGAATTGATTACTCATAATCATCCTTACACAAAAATTTGCGGGATTTGGCTACGATTGACTGCGCCGTCTGTCGAGCACTCAATAGTGACCGTGTTGTAAAGAAAGTGACCGCCTTTGGTCTTCGGCGCCGCCTGATTCCATTCCACCTGGCGCACGTATACCGCGGCTTTCATCCGGCGCCCCAGGTCCAGCATCATCAGTTGAGGGATTTGCCCGCCTGGCGCAATTTCATTAAGCTCAGGAGCCTGCATCATGGCTAAGTACTTGAGCGGCAAATCGACTTGCGTTAGCGCGTCGTCATAGGCTGTAAAAGCCAGCTGCAACTGAAAGGTAAACGGCTCAGACCCTTCCCACACCAGGCGAGAGTTGAGCAATGACTTACTGGTGATATCCGTACCAGCCTGCACGACATCGCCCGTCTTTGCCGTCATGCCCGCTGAGCCAATCGTGTCTGACTCAAACGGGCTATTCCATTGCTGGCCCAGTCTGATGGAGCACTCTTCGGTGATATAACCGACCACAGTCACAAAGCCAGCGCCAGGAATATCCCCGGATATCGTGGCTTTGTAAAAGTCGCTCAGACCATCACCGGCGCGCACGCCACAGACAATTGCCATTACAGGCCTGCTTTAGCGCGGATGCGGTTTGATTTACGACGCATCGCCTTAGCTGCAGCGGTATGCGCTTTTGTCCGGGCTTTACGCAGTGCTGCACGCTGAGCGGCGTTAATGCGGATTTTGCGGGTGCGTTTGCGGATAAACGTCACCCTGCCGCCGCGGACTACTTTTTTCATCTGAGACAAAATCAGGGATTCACGCACCGCAAAGTCGGCAACCAGCTCATCCGCACCATCTTTAGAAATGGCATTACGGATAGTTTCAGCGATATCCAAAGCGGCTTTTTCATCGCCTTCTTCCATCGCGTTCTGGATCAGGCGACTGTCAGCGCCAACAGAGGCCATAAACTCACCAATGAGCGCATACAGGCTGTTGTATTCCGCATCCTGCGCATCGGTCAGCTCATCAATATCGGCTTCGTCATCATCCAGCACGGCGCCGAACACCATGGCATCCAGATCCGCCAGCTCTGACGCTTCATCCTGCGCCCACTGCAGCGCAATGGCAGCCGCTTCTGAGCGGATATCTTGCGTGGCCTTGCCTTCTACGGCTGAAAGCAGCTGCTCATCGCCCAAGCTTGATAAGAACATGACTTCCGTCACTTCCTGATTTTGCTGCGCCTGACTGGCTTGCGCAGCGTGCATGGCAGCAATCATGTTGGTACCGACCAGGCCGCCTGGCTTATAAACTTTATCTAAGCTCATCGCTTTTCCTTACTTAATTAGTTTTGATTGACCGGAGATCCGACGTGCAGCACCAGCAACGCAGATTGACCATTCGCAGTGGAAATGATCAGTCGATACTTTGCGGACAGTGAACGTATAAGGCGTGGTGCCATTGGCAGGATCAGTTGGCGTAACCAGGGCGCCGGCAGTGACAAAATTGTCCAGCAAACGCTTCATTGCACGCGTCAGGCCTTCGACTGTTGCACCTTGCGGCTCATGCTTCAGGCCAATCGCCAGGCCCACAAAGGCACGACCAATCGCTGCGTCAACTTCCTGAACCCAACCAAAGCGCAAATCGTTCTCTTTCGGCTGAGTGGTCAGGCAGTCATCAATCATCAGGCCGCCAGCTTGCGTGTTGCCGATTTTGTTGATCCGAGACTTATAAAGCGCCTCATAATCAAAGCCGGTAACGCCTTCGTTAATCTGCAGGCCTTTACGATTAATCGTGGCGCGCTCTTCGCCCGCACCTGGCACGTTCCAGGCGCCGACAATGGCGTTTTTGGCAACGGCTAAGGCTTGCGCCCGGAACGCGATACCGCTGATACCACAGTTAATGCGCGTGCCGAATTCTGGATCCAGGAATGTGTACGGGAAATAGTACTGACGCACGTATTCACTGCTAAAGCCAAGTGCTGCAGCGCGGGTAATTGCAGTCGCAGGCGGCAGATTTGGCTCGATATCCGCCAGCAGCTCTGTCGCCGTGTCATAGCCCAGCGTCTTCATTGCCGTTAAAGCCGTATCGATATAACAACCAGCCGCAATAATATGCGTCCAGCTGATGCGAGTTTGCTTCACAGCTGTAATGGCAGCAGTAAACGCCGCTGCATCAACCAAGCTCAATGTGCCCGCTGTGCCGCCAGTAAAGGCAATGCGGTTGATTTTGGTATGGAAGAAAGACAGGTTGTTGACCGCAACTTTAATGCGAAGGCGTTGGCTATCAGTTGATAACTTATCTTCGATAAAGGCCGGCCGGCCATTCACGTCCAGGGTATCTGTTGTGAATGACACAATATGCGATTCAATCACGACATCGACGTTATTGCTGTCCACTTCAAACAAATTCAGCACAAAGTAACCAGCGCCGTATTGCGCCGTGTCCGCTGGCGTGATTTCCAGCTTGCGTACTTTATCTGTGTCGCCGTCAATCAGCTGAATAGCGCAGATATCATCGGCGGCCAGTGTCAACGCGGCATCATGCGCTTGCGCAGAAGGTGTGACCGGGTTTGGATCGGTTTGGGCGCCGCCTACTTTTTTGGCAATTTTCAGCACCGGCGCTTTGTAGTCACTCGGGACGACGCGCATCACATAGCCGGAGGCACCTTCAACTGCTTCACCGACCTGGCGGAAACCTTCAGCCAATACGCTGTCGCGCATGTGATAAGGACGGCCAAGCACGTTGCGGTAATTATCTTTGTTAACCAGCATTGGCACGCCAGGGCGGCCTTTGCGGGCAACGACAAACGCCAGAAACGCCGGATTACCCGTTGCTGGGGCTTCTGCGGTTAAGCTGGCATCCGTGCGCCCAAGTGTCACTTGCGAGACATTTGAGATACTGCGGGAAAATTCATTCATCTTTCAGATTCCGCTATCAGATCCGAGAAAGCCGGGCGGGCCCGGCATCGCATTTATGGTTTTTGGGCTTTCTGACGGCCAGTTTTTGGCGCCGGCTCTTGCGCAGCATCGGTTTTCTGCTCAGTTGCCGCGTCAACCGTGACTGTAGGTTGCTCAGTCTGCGCATCTGATGCGCCAGCAGGGGCCGGATCCGTTACATCTTCTTCAGTCAGGCTGCTGGCGGTTTGTGCCGCATTAATCAGCTCAGCATTAGGGCCATCAGCGTCTTCGCCGTCGCTACCGGATTCGCGCAGAAAGGGCCGGATCTCCACTTGAATATGCGGATTTTCATTGCCCAGATATTCAGCCATCGCTTGCGCTTCTGGCTCAGGCAGTAAAAATGATTGCGGTTCATCGCTTTCATGTTCGCGGGCGCTCAGCACGCGGCAGCCGCCAATGGTGTAACTGGTACCAGAAAAGTTACTGACCAGGACCTGGCAAATAGCCGCAGCTACTATTGTCTTTTCCATTTCAATCTCACTGTGATTCGTTGAAAGATGGCGACCTGCTCAGCAGGCCGCCGTCATGGGCTGGATTACAGGTTGACTGCAGCCAGACCGGTCAGCTCGAACATGACAAAGAAGTCTTCACCGCCGTTAGGGTGAACTTCGTCATAGCCTTGTTGCAGCACAGTGTCTTGCTTCAGGAAGCCGCGCTGAGAGTCTTGCGTTACGACCATTGGCGGCACTACATCGCCTGAGATATAAGCGGCTTTGCCAAGGTCTGTAGAACGTGCAACGCCCAGTGCCTGACCCGCAGGAATGGCGGCAGGGAATGGCACTTCGAACACGCGAATGGTGCCGTTTAAGGTGCCTGCAAAGTGAATGCGCGCTTCACGCTGATAACCAGCAGGACGCACCAACAGGTCGCCCAGCATCGCCAGGAAGTTGACGAATTCAGGTGATGCATACAGGTGAGTTAAGCCGGCGCGCTCAGTGCGCTTCAACAAATCACCATCCGCTTTGACGAATTGTGCTTTTACCAGCTCCCAGGCTTCTTTCCATTCGCCGTTTACTGGCGTTGGCACTGCGAAAGAACGTTTATCTGTGCAACGGAAAGCCATATCGGTCAGTTGACCCACTGCTTTTTCGTTGGCGAGCAGGAATTTTGCAGTATTTAACAACTGGCTGCGCGTGTTGATTGCGAATTCAGACAGTGAAGCCAGCGTTGCTTGCACGGTTGAGTTCACGCCCAGGTAGCGATAGAACGGGACCAGTACAAAGTTTTCCATCTGCTGATCGATAATCGGCGTCAGGGCTGACTGGTTTTCGATATCAATTTCTACTTCCGCATGCAGCGTTGTGCCTGACGGCAATGCCGGCGTCGATGTCAATGAAATCTGACCGTTTGTGTAGTTAGGCGTCGCTGTCAGCGTGTAAGTAGTTGCGCCAATTTTAATCTGGCCGGCCGGTGTACCTTGACCAGAATAATCAGAAACCACTTTGCGTTTGTTGACCAGGACCGCCAGCGCGCCTTTACGGATAGGCATTGCAGCGCCTTGCGTCGTTGATGCAATATCAAAGGCAAAGGTAGTCAGTGTACCGTTTGGTACCGTCTGGAAAGCCCAGCGCTGACGCGCAGCTGAGTATTGACCAGAAGTGAAAGCGCCAATTTTGTCGCCTTTGTTGAAGTCACCGAATTTGCTGCCTGCAACGTTTTGGATAGCGAAAATTTCCGCTTTCAGTGACGCCGGGTTAGGCAGATATACAATGACTTCGTTCAGTGGATTCGCAAGCAGTGTTGGCAGGACCAGTGCGGCCGTATTCGCGCGAATTTCCAGACCTTTGGTAGTACCCATGGTTTCCGGGTTCAGCGCAGATAGCAGCATACCTTCTTGCGGCGCACCATCAACAGTTACCAGGTTTTTCAGCTGTTGATATGCGGATGACAGAATGTGATCTGATGGCATTGCGCCATTGTCACGCACATAGTCGGCAATCGATTGTGACCATACCACGGCAACTTCGGCGCCTTTATCACCAAGAGCGGAAAAGATACTATCCGATCCCATAGCTGCAGCACGAATAGCCGCAACGCTGTCAACAGCACTCAACAGATGACCGGAGGCGTCGTAGCATGGATCCAGCAGGACTGAGGTTAAGGCGCGAACATTCGAGCCAATCTGTTTTTCGAACGCGGTAAGGCGTGCTTTTTGTTCTTTGTTCATGGACATGTGGGTATCAACTCCAATTTAGGTTTTGTGACTTAAAATTGCCTGGCGGAGTGATCCGGTCAGCAAACTGGTGTTTGGTGCCGTCGTTTCACTGAGCACCTGAAAAATCTGTTGAATGAGCGCCTGGACGTGGGCGCTTAATTTGTTGAAGTCGGTCAGTAGGTCGGATTCACCGCGCACCGGGCGCCATGATTTGCCATACCGCCAGCCGTCAGCGGTCAGTTGTTGGCAGTGATAGGCGTGCAGATCAGCGGCGCAAGAGACATTGCCGGCAGCAACCAGGGAGATAACTGCAGCGAGCTTTTTATGAATGCGGCGCCGATGACCCACACATAACTGCGAATAAGGCTTCACGGTTTGGCCGGTGGCCTTGGCCGTCAATTCGTGAATGAGGGAAGCGCAGCGGGCAATGCGCATTACTGCACCCCGCAATGCCGGCAGCGCTCTAAATACTCTTCAGGCGAACCCTTGCCGTCTTCGGTGTTGTAATGGTCTTTCCAGTATTGTGCGCGGCCTTCATGCGTATCAGGGATAGGCGCTGTCACCGTGCGATAGCGCAGACGGCAGAAAATGAGGCACAGCAGCGGGCTGAAATCCAATTCGCGGTACTGGACCTTCGATAAATCGACGTTAAAGGCGTCTTTTAAGAGCGGTGCCACGTCTTTATCGTTTTGATACTTACCTTTGAGCCAGTCAAAGGTGCCTTCATCGACCTGAGCGACCCCAGCACCAGCGCCATACAGCGTTTTATCGCGCGCCTGGGCGCACAGCGTTTCAGCGGCGCAAGTCCCCATCACCTGAGCAACAGCCGTTTTTTTGATGCCATGCCCAAGCACGTCACAAACCTGATGCGCCTGCTCTAACAGGGCTTGCTGACTCACTACGCCGTAATAAAGTGCCATAATGTGTAGTTTTTAAAAATTGCGTATTTAAATACTACACAACGTTAGGATAAACTGAAAATTAACCGCCTTTTCGCGGCAAGCAAGAGTCATTACTAACGGGCAGACCATGAAATTAACCAGACAACCGCGCAGCCATTACGCGCGCAACACAAAGCCTGCAGATAAGGGCGCCGACTACGCACTGACGCCTGATGAATCGCGGGATATCACCGTTCGTTACGGGACTATCAAATACTGCGCAATCGCGCAAGGTTGGATTTTACCCGCTGGCAGTAAACAGGCTGATCGGATTGTCCGGTGCGAAAAGAAAGCCCGGCATTTTGCGTTAAAGCTCGATGAACTCATCAGACGCAATTTATCCATGACATCACTCAATAGCCGCCTGATTGTATACGGGGGCTAAATGAGCATTGATGAACGTTTGGAAGCCGCCAATGCGGTTATATCTGCCATTGCCGGCAAAGGCCGGCGCCTATTCTTCTGTGTGCAGCACAACACGACTGCAATGCTGCTTTTAGACTCACACGGCGAAGTCCTTTACAAAGACCCGGTAACAGGGCAGCACTTTATTGCGCAGCCGATTGAAGCCTGGGCGGGACTGAGTGACCCGCAAGCACGCACTATCATCATTGCCCTGGCTGAATTTGTCAGAACCGGCCGACGCTTTGATGCAAGCCTTATCGGACAGCCCTATATCACGTTACCCGGCAATCACTGGAATTATCCGGAGAGTGATTTACAGGCCATTCGGGACCACGCTTTTAGCCTTGGCGTTGTCAAGGGGGCCGCATGACAGAGCTCACCGAAATCCACGTCAATGACTTATCAGGCCTGGCGCTTGATTGGGCGACTGCAAAAGCGCTGAAACTCAATGTTGTTGTTCTGCCAATTGAGCGCAATCAGTACGCGCTGGCCGCAATCAGCAAAGATGACGCAGGACAAATCACCACAAAACCATGCAACTACTCCACCGATTGGCAACTGACCGGCCAACTACTGGACCAATTTTACTTTGACTACCGAGCCATTCGCGCACCTGGCGACATTTACTATGTGGCATTCGTTCAGAACGGAAAACGCAGCTCTAACCACTGCAGAAGCAAAACCAGTCAAGAGGCGATTTGCAAAGCGCTTGTTTATGAGTTTTTAGGCTGGCGGATCTCTATTCCAAAAGAACTTATCCAGAGGGCGGCATGATGCAGCGGCCGTTCCTCAAATGGGCTGGCGGCAAGGCCAAACAGGCTGAGCGCATTGCAGCCCTATTGCCCCGCGCAAAAACATTGGTAGAGCCCTTTGTGGGCGCCGGTGCGATATTCCTGAACACGGAATACGACCATTATGTGCTCAGTGACATTAATCCGGACCTGATCAATACGTTTGTGCAGTTGCAGGCGGATCCGGTCGGCTTTATCGATGCGACTGCTGGCTATTTCACGCCTGAGCACAATAACGCCGATAAGTTCTTGGAACTGCGCGCAGTCTTTAATACGACCGACAACCTGTTTTTAAAGGCAGTGCTTTTCGTCTATCTCAATCGCCATTGCTTTAACGGGCTTTGCCGGTATAACCAGGCTGGCGGCTTTAATGTGGCTTTTGGCAAGTACACAGCGCCGATGTTTCCCGGTGAAGAGCTAAAAGCATTTGCTGAAAAGCTGGCGCGCGCAGAAATCCATTGCAGGAGCTTTGAGCAAACGTTCACTGAGCTGCCCGCGGATTGCGTTGTGTACTGTGATCCGCCATACGTGCCGCTGTCTGATACCGCTTATTTCACCGCATACAGCACTGACGGCTTTGCGCCTGAGCAGCAACAACTGCTGGCGGATTTAGCCGGCAATTGTCCGGCGCCGGTCCTGGTATCAAACCACAACACAGCGGTTACGCGTGACTTATACAGCAAAGCACAAATCACTGACTTTGAAGTGCAACGCAATATCTCACAAAAAGGCGATTCACGCGGTAAGGCAAAAGAGCTCTTAGCGCTTTTCCCAGCAGTGCAGACCGCCAGCACCGACACCATACGCCAGGCCATCACAGACCATCTACAGCGCTTGTTAACTCAACCAAAGCAACGAAAAAAGCCAGCCAAGGTAAAGCCGCCAGCGCCTCAGCTCGATTTGCTGTCGGATGCTTATGAATGCTGCGGTACGACGTTTCCGGACACGTTAGGTAAATACAGTTGCCCGAATTGTACCGGTGAGAACAAAACCAGGTTTATCAGTGCAACACAACAGGAGAAAACCGCATGAAAGTAGCCACTATCCTTTTGGTGTTTTGGGCCATGGTCGGATGCGTAGCGCTGGTGATGATGCTTTGCGCTTACGCCTCAAGCCGGCCATTCAAATATGTGGAAATAATGGCGCTGGCGGGCCTGTTTTTGCTGTTTTCGTTACTGGTAATGACAGGGCTTTACATCATCACTGAAGCCGGCTTTGCAAACATGCGGGTAGTGGATTGGCAATGATAGCGGCCCTATTTTTTGCCTCACTCTTTAACGTGTTTCTGCTCGGGCTCAGCAGTCAGATTGTGCGCGATCAGCGCGTTGTCGCCGCCTTCTTAATCAGCTGGTGCATTAGTACTGCACAGTTCCTGTATACCCGGTATGTCTCTGCTGCAGATGATCCACTGGTTGCGTTTTTTGCCAGTGGCGCCGGCGGATCAATCGGCATTGTGGCGAGCATTTACTTCTATCGCTGGTACCAGTCCAGGCGACCCAACAATTAAACGGAGATCCCAATGCTTAAAAAAGTCCTGCTTACATCAATGGCATTCCTTGGCATGTGCCCGGCAGCAACGGCCGCCACTTCAGCATGCCCGGAAACACGCAAGTTAGCCAAAGAGCTGGCGCGCGAAACTAACGGCAGATTTGAAATTATTGAAAAGCCTGATAGCCGCAAGCGTAGCAAACGCAAATGGAGGCATGGCGGCAGGCCATAACAATTCACTGCGGCAAAGATTGAATATTTAAAGAAGCGCCCCCAGAAAAACAATGCACAGAATCACCTGTGAAACAGAATGGGGCGCGGATAATAATGAGCAACGACATTAACTGGAAGAAATTTCAGTTCATTACAACAGTGCAGACTGCACTGATCAACAACGCTATCAATTTGTCACTGAACGAAGATGCAAAGGATAAGCGCCATATTTTTTCGGCCACGGGCACCCTTGGCATGATGGACGACGCATTTTACGCTGCGGAACGGATCCCGGAAAAGATGTCTGCCTCTGAAGCCGCTGCTGATTTTGTTGGGTATATGTGCGAAAACCTCAGAGAGCCAGATGACAAGCTGCCGCATTGGTTCGCTCGGTACTAAATGATGTTGTCCAGACGGCATCTAGAACCCTTATTTTACCGGGTAAACGCCGCCAGACGTAAAAGAGCCCATCACCACCGCTGCAGAATTGAGATAACCGCATAAAGGCGCCACAGCGGCGCCTATCCAGCTTCCTTTCGCATGCTGCCCTGTCATGGTAAGGCCTGATGATAACTCCGCGTTGATAGCCGATTGCAAAGCGCCGGCATTGAGCCCGGTTAACTGAAAGGTACCGCTGCCATCGGTCGGTATTGATACCTTGAGCTTTGCCATAATTTCACTGCAAATAGCCTTACTGACTGCGCGCGATATCTCAGCAGCTTTGCAGTGTGGGTTATCCATTTTGACGCCCTTGGCGCTCAGCGCTGCCTTAATTTTACTTTCCATACCTGGCTGGGATAGGGCGCTGACGGCATAGGTCCCGCCTGCGCGACTCGGGACCGTGACTTTGCCACTGGCTAAGAGCTCATTAATCACGCCCTCAGCAATCGCTGCAGGCAACCAGGCCGCTTTACTGTGCTCACCGCCCAGCACAAAGCCGGCTGATGTCATGCCGCCAATTAGAACGGATTCAGCAGCTGATACAGATAACGTCATTTTGCCGCCGTCACTGAGCTGCTACAATCACTATGCGGCGCCCCGGTGTAAGCGCAGATATGATCGCCCGTTACCACGCCTTTGCCGCCGTTGAGCTTAATCTTATTGGCTGTAAGGTCCGCATCACCTTCGACTTTAATCACCAGCTTGCCGCCAACTTCTTCCAGGACATCGCCGCCAGTTGTCCGCCAGCTGTCTTGTTCAGCGTGCAAGACCAGGTGCCCGTCTTTGGTGATATGAAACGCGGTACCGGTGGCTTTATGTGTGACGCACCAGTCACCGCTTTGCGTCAGCTGCTGCAAAATGCCAAACAAGTCTGTTACCCGATCACCATATTGAGCGGCCGGCGCGGCCGGCTCAGTGCCGCTGCGTTTGTGGCTATATGCCTGCTTCATTAAGTCATCAGGTAAGTGGCTGGTACCATCTGGCGCTACATAGGCCGCGCCACAAATGAGCGGACAACGCGTATCGCCGGAATAGGGGAATTCAACCCACACCGGGGCGCCCTTTTGATAGGGCATCGCTTCAGCGCCGGCTGATTTTCCAGCGCCAGGGGATAGCACGTATTCGGCCCATGGCAGATCGCTATCGGGTATGTCATCCCACAGCGCAAGCAATCGCACTTGCGCCAGGTGCAGCGACTTTGGGTGCTTGTTATTGACCACCACAGCGCGGTACTTACCAAAAAGCCGGCCTGATGGATTTGAGCGGCCTTTATCAGTTTCCATTGAGAACCCCAAACACAATACGGTTGATATAGCGCATGCCTTCGCTGTAATGGCACAGGCGCGTAATGACAAGGCGCGCTGCAATCGACTGATCGCGCTCAGCCGTGTCGCTGAATTTTACGATATCGGTTTCAACCAACTGACCAGGCTGCAGCGTGCCAAGGCCCAAACTTTCGATATCAAGCGCGGGCAGCAAGTGCAGGGCCTGATTTTCCAGCCGGGCAGGGGGAATGCTGGCAACAATAATGCTCGGGCAATCGGCGTTGCTTCTGCTGTTGTGCATTTTCCCGAACTCATCGACACAATGAAATTGCCGGCGCAGCTGGCGGTCATAAACGGCCTTGTTATCGAGCGCGCGTGACGTGGCTACGTTTAAGCCCTTATCCGGGCTATTCCTGATAATTTTGGTCACAGGCTCAGCGGTAAAGAGCTTTTTGAGCGATTTGAAATAGACCTTGCCCCGGCAAACATAAACCGCGGCGCCATAGTCGCGCGCCATGGAAAACAGTAAGCTGCTGGGATTCATGCCGACATTTAGGTGATACGTGCCAGGCTCTGAAAAATCCGTTTCAACCGGCAAACCTGGCAGGCACTGTGACAGGATAAAAGCCGGCGTTTTGTTCACAAAAAAACGCGGCTTTGTGGCTGGTTGCTTGAGCTTGTGACAGGCCTCGCTAAAGGCGTCTACCGTAATGGCCTCGCCGTCTATTTTCGGCAGGCCAGCAATAAAGCGCTCTTTAAAATTCACCGGCTTTTCTGATAAGACATCACTAAATTCGGCCTCAATAAGTGAACCACCTTTGAGGCCAAAATCATCACGGATCACAGAACGTACATCACGTAGCTGCAGAGTGATCAGCGGCCCGGACGTGTCGGCACACTCAATGTAGTTGCTGCTGATAATGGCATCCTGCGTCACCAGGTTGCCATTGATAAAAAGCCGCTGCAGCCAGACGCGATCAGCCATTAATCACCTCAGTACCAAACGTCGTTGTGGCGATAGTTTCAATAATCTCTTCGGCCATGAGGAAATCGACATCGACCGTGACAGAGACTGACAGCATGCGCAGCCGGTCCTGCATAAATGACGCTGATTCATTGGCTGCCGTGGTCATGGGTCCATCGGAAAAGCGGCCGGCCGTGGCTATAGGGCAGCCCATCAGTTCGGTTTTGACCATAAGGGATTTGTCGGCGCGCTTATCGCGCAAATACATCAAAAATAAAGCCGCCAGCGGCGCTATATCCGCATCGTGAAAGCCGACTATATTCACCACATAGGTAAAGCTGGCAAGGCTTGACATGACGCGGGCAGCGGCCTTGCCGTCGTTATCTTCAATCACGGCCACTTCAGGTAAATCCGTGGATGCGTTCATAGACGGATCAGCAAAAGCAATGGACGGATCTCGCGTGACATACACAATGGGCAGCTGTGCCTTACCGGCATCGCTGTGATTCGCTTTTGACAGGTCAATCAGAAAGTTTTTCGGCGTGTCCCATTGGCCCAGCGCTATGGCGTCCTTTGGCGCTTTGGCTTTCCACGCGGCAATCGCAGAGCCTTGCGCGGCCATGATACGGGAAAGCACCCGGTAGACACGGTTAACTACTGCAGTATCGATGTCAGGGAACGGCATTACAGCCAGGCCCGCGGGACGGCCGAGATCACCGCGCGTTGCTTCCGTGATTGATATATCAAACCGGTCAAAATTCATGCGTTTACTCCTGTAAAATCGCGCAGCGGGATCAGGTAATAGACAGCGCCGGCCGTTGTGGTACCAAGGCTGGTTGAATGGTGCACGTACCACCAGCTGCGCCGGGTGTTCCCGTCGCCTAAGTCATCTTCGAATTCGAGCGCGCTACCGGTCGGCACGTCGGTATCAACGCAAACCGTCAGATAGTCCTCATGCTCATTAATTAGGTTCTCGCCGGCCATATCCATATCAAATGGCATGCTTTCGCGCGGCCGCTCCAAGATGTAGCAAACCACCGGATCCGCGTATTCAGTCACTCGCTGATTCACGTCAGGCTGACTGAAAAGCGCATCATCCCGCCACTGATCCGGTTCAGGCGTCACCGGCGCCGCATCACGCACTACATAAAGCAAACCGGTAAAGCTGTCCGGACTTTGCCGCACAAACTCCTGCTGGTCCTGCTTGGTTTGATTGTTCCAGACGTAGTGGCCGCTATGGCGCAGCTTTTTAATCGCCTGGTTTGCCTTCCCGCCAGCCATGAAATCGGCATTGAGCTGCAGGATTGAGCCGCCGACATAATTAAACTGCTGGTTGAATTGGCCGTTGACGATGAAGTCACAGGCAATAGGCAATAGTGAGCCTGCAACAATATGCTGGCCGTAATGAAGTTCACCGCCGGCAATCGTTTCGACAGATATGGTTATCTCGGCACCGCCGACATAGCGCTCCCGCTGCATGACAACGCCGCCCGCCATGAAATCAGGCGACAACACATCGATGCTGCCCCCGGTATAGCGCTCTTTTTGGCTCACTGTACCGTCAGCAATGAAATCTGGCGCAACTGTCAGCATGGATCCACTGGTGTACGACTGCCCGGTGGACACAATGCCGCCAGCAGTGAAGTCAACAGCAATAACACTGATCACGCCGCCGGTATAGCGCTCTTTCTGAGAAACCGCGCCACCGCTGGTAAAGTCTACAGATAATGATTCAATAGCGCCCTGGTTATACCGCTCCCGCTGCATCACAGTGCCGCCAGCAGTAAAATCAGCAGCCACGGAAAGCACTGATCCGCCCACATACGACTCACCTGATGATGAGATACCGCCAGCAATAAAATCAGCTGAGATTGTGGTTATGGCGCCCTGGGTGAAATACTGGCGCTGCATAACGGTACCGCCGGCCATGAAATCCACCGAAACAGACTCGATTGCGCCCTGGGTGAAATACTGGCGCTGCATAACGGTACCGTCGGCCATAAAGTCGGACGAAACCGACTCGATTGCGCCCTGGGTGAAATGCTGGCGCTGCATAACGGTACCGCCGGCCATGAAATCCACCGAAACAGACTCGATAGCGCCTTGGCTGTATTGCTGGCGCTGCATGACTGCGCCACCAGCCATAAAATCAGGCGACAGCTGCTTAATCGTGCCTTGCGTATAGCGCTCCCGCTGCATCACAGCACCGCCAGTCATAAAATCGACTGGCAGTGTCAGGATGGTACCTGCAGTGTGGCGCTCAGGCTGCACAGTATCGTAATCAAGCCACCAGCTATTAGTCGGTGTGCCGGTATGGCCTGTTATCGTCAATAGCTCTGAGCTGTTTGATGATCCCCAGTTCACGCCGGATCCGGTGGCAGTCCCGTCGTTCCACTCTCCGATATAACTAGCGGATGCCAGTGTTCCTGCGCTTACCCGGTAAATTGTGATTGGGTTATATCGGGTAGTTGACCGCCCCAGGGCGTTTAACAGAGATGACCCCTGATTAATTGATCCGGTCCAAGACCCCATTGGGGCATTGTTGTAATAAAGCCGGACCTGCGCAGTAGTGCCTGAGCCGGTATCGTCATACTCAAAACGGATTTTGTCGCGTCTATCCAGCGCGCCAGTATTTGCCGGCCCTAATACCCTTACGGTCGAGCCAATAACAACCCTGGGCTCAAAGCTGGCAGTCAGGGATAAGCCTTGCGCTGCAGTTGACGTATGCCCGGCAATATAGCCGATGCCGTTATCTGACATTGCGTGTAGAGCAAACTCAATCTCAATGAACGATGTCCCGCCAACCGCTGCGCCGGCGTTTGGAACAAAACTGGGCAGCGCTATATATGCGGATAGCCCCTGATTTAAGGTACTGAGCGCAAACTTAGCCATTAGACCGCCTCAAAATTTCCGGCCACCGCATAAAACTCACCGCGGCAGCGGTATTCCCGGTATTGCAGCCCGCGAATATTCAAATCGCACTTGTAAAGCCCGGCTTCATGCACAAAGAACCGTTTATCAAGCTGCCATTGCGTCCAATTGACACCATCCGCACTTTCGCGAACTTCAACTAAGACGCCTGAGCGCTCAGGCAGAGATACCTGCAGGTTTAGCAAAATGGCTGTCCTGCCATTGCCAGCGGCTTTCACAAAGTCACCCACGTTAACGCGGGCCGGTTCGCGCACTTCCACAACATCGCGCAGCGTGAGATCAGGCCATACAGCAAATTCACGCGTTGCCAGCTTCAAAAATTTATTGCGCCAGGCTTCTGTGATAATGCCAACGGCAACCGCTGCATCAAGCGCCTGCTCATGCTCAGGCAATCCCAGGTGAATAACGAAGCGATCACTATTGAGATACGACGGCTCAAATCCAGCTCTTAACTTTTGCAAAATCGCCTGCTGAGCCGCCAGCGGCAACGGCGAATCTTTTGGCACGAAGGTATCAAGCTGGTCGCGCAAGCCATCGCCCAAAATCTCGGTGATCTCAGGCACAACATCAGGCAATAACCGGTCAACCATCTTCACTTTTTGCGCCTTTAACAGCTCAAAGCAGCCATTTGAAGAAATACCGGCGTATTGCGGCTTTGCCAACTCATCGATAAGCGCTTGTGTGACGGCCATTACAAATCTCCAACGGTTAGAAAAGGGAAAAGGGCGTTATGCGCCCTTATGGAATCTGTAAGCCTGTGGTGGCAGCTGGACAGGTGTAAGTCGCGTCGTCTACAACAATTGTTGGCTGCAGTGACAGTGTGCTATAGCCCAAAAATGCCGCGTTATTCCAAAAGCCGATCGCTTTGGGCGCATGGCCTGGTCCCAGGTTAAACACTGCATCAGCGCTTAAAAGACGCTTACGCGCGGCCGCAGCAGCTAACGTCATCGGCAGGCGGCCATAATCGTGACCGGTCAATTCACTGGCACCGCCAGCAGGTGCCACAACGCTGTGTAGTGATACGTGTGTGACGGTCAGTGCATTTAACATCTGATGCACGGTTGAATCTTCAAGAGCCATAGGTACCTCTGTAGTTATTGAATAATTGAATTGAACTGCTCAGCGGTCATCCCGACCTTGTTGGCCACCATGGCGCGGATCTCGCTATCGCTTTTCCCGGCGGCCGTGTGGATATCCTTGAAAACTTGATAAAGCTGCTTCGCCAGATCGCGGTTAAGCTGCGTAGCAACGTCGTACTTTTGTTGTGTTTGGGCTTTTGAGGCTTCAGCTGCTGCTGCCCGCTCTTCAGCGGCCTGCAGCTTTTTGCGGGCCTTGGTGGCTTGCTGGCGGGCTTTTTCAATGGCAGCCTTTGATGTCGCCAGTTTTTTCGATAGCGCTTCTTGCCGGCGCTGGTACCGGGCGAATTCAGCGATAGCCCTGGTCTGGTCAATGGGCGTTTTTGCCACCTTGTCCATTTTTTTGACGGCTTTGTCGTCCACGATGATTTTGCGACTGTCACCGAACCCAACCTTGTTGGCCTGGCGTTCCATGGCAGTGACAAAGAGTTTCTGAAACGCGGCTGTAGCGCTCTTATTGAGGACGTGCAGGACGTGTTTGCACGCCACGCCGGTCATTTGAGGATTTCGGATTTTCGCCGGGGAAAACTCTTTCGGCGGCGCCAGGCAATAGTTGCCGACAGTAGCCAGATACCGGTACCAGTACTGATGCCGGCCACAATCACAGGCAATTGAGATCCGGCCGTTTAAGGCCGCCTTGGCCGCCTTGGCATAGCCCTTATCCGGATGCGCATTCATCAGCGCATCGTCCCATTCTTCGAATCGCAGCTTTACCTGGTGCGCCTCGTACCCGTGCGCATCAGATGCTTTGACGCGATATGTCACGACATTGCTTTGAATGGCGACAATGGCCGCCTGCCGGATCCCGGTACCGTCTGACACCTGGTTGTTTGCACGCTTGATATCGATTTCGCGGCTGCCCGCAATGATTTGCGCCAGCGTGATCCCGGCCGTTTTCGAATCAAACTGCTTTTGAAATTGGCGCCGGCGCTTTTCGAGCGCCAACAGATCAGCCCTGGTAAATGGCGTGCCGTCTTCTTTTTGACCGAGTTTGGCAAGATCTGCAGGGGATTTGCGGCGCAGCATGCCGGGCGTGATAGTGCGATATGCTGATTTTCGCCGGTTGTTCTGGTCCTTGCGGATTTGCTCGAAGAGCTTCACAAAATCGCGCTGTGAAAGCCCCTCGACCTTATACCGGCCGTTGTCTAACTTCTCAAAGGCGGATGCCATCACGGACCTCGCGGATCACCTGATGCACCACCGATAACGGAGGCAGGCGCACACTAAAGCCAACGGGCAAACCAGCTAACGAATCATCGATATCGCAGACCAGCAACAGCAACCAGGCCAGCTCATAGGCACCATAGGCGCGATAAGCAGCCAGGTCTGCGCGCAGCGCCTCATCCTGGCGGATTTCGTATTCAATGGCGGCATTCGCTGGATCTGCTAAATACGACAGCAGGCGCCGATACACTTCTGTCCGCCTGATGTCATCAGTGATTTCAATGGAAGGAACAAGCCGGCTCATAAGACAAAGCCCCGGCCACGGCCGCCAGCTGATTGCAGTGCGTTAAAATGCGCCCAGTAGCTCTGCTGGAAATTCATTTCTAAGGTTTGATGATGGTGCGCGTGATAGCACATCAACAGCAGCGCCTGCTGTTCAGGCCGCCAGTTTTCCCAGTCGATAATATAACTGGTCTTACCGGCGCCATCCGTTACCGGCGCAACGGTCGTTTCGTTGATATCAACAGGCGTCACGTCTTTGTAGCGAATAAGGCGATTGCCCTGCAGGTATCGGTAAGCCGCCAGTGCAGCCAACAACCGGGGAGCGCCTGTGCCGGCGTCCACTTCTGATAATGGCGTTTTGAGCACAACAAAGGGATAACTTAGGTTGTGCGTATCGATCGCAACGACAAAGCCGCGCGCCCGCAAATCAGCCAGGTCCTTTTCTAAGTCTCGGGTAGTTTTCAGCCGCTCATTTTTGGCAATGAGTAATACGCCGTTTTTTACAGCGCCTTGCATCAGCGTTATGCCGCCATTAATACACGCAACAGCTAATTTTTTATCCAAGCGTTCCCCCGACTGGCTACTGAGCCATTATGCCGGTGGCGCTAATTTTCGGATCCACTTTAAATCTATTTAACGTTAGGATAAAAAAACCCGCTAAAGCGGTTAGCAATAGCGGGCTCTGTAAAAACTACAGCAGGTTGTTGCACAGCATCACGGGTAAGAACAACTGTCAGGCAACAGTCGCGCCGGCATTGTACGGCAATCTTTCTGCAGTGCGCAACGTGTTTAAGCCGCATTATTCCCGTGCTTTGCGTCGAACTCAGCCAGCGATATCGGCACGCGTTTGCTCAGTGCTGACTCTAGCCTGGTGGCTTGTGTCAGACTGATCCCGAGCTGATTAGCAGCCACAGACAGCGGTGCCCCACTAATTAACACGCTCAGGAACTGCCTTTTTTGTTCCTTTGTCAGCTTTTTATTACTGTTCAACGTTAGGATAAACGCGGGCGGAAAAATAACTGAAAAGTCCGCGGCATGCCCGATCAAAGGCCTCAAAAACAATGTTTTGCTCTGGCTTTTCGGCAGCGCGCTTGAGCAGTACCAGATAGCGCCGGCCCGGCTTCTTTGCCTCAGTCATATACCGCTTTGTCCGCTGTATACCATAGATGATATTTTTAGCTGTCACCCGGTCGATTTGCTCATACGGGCAGCCATCTTGTTTAAATAGTTCCAGGATATCTTTGCTTTCGTATCGACGGCCAATTTCCAGCTGCGACACCACCCAGCCAACGCGGCCAGGCCCTACTCGTTTCATCCGGTTTTTACGTTCCAAAACCCACCCCTCAGCAGAAAATGCAACACTGTCCCGAGCTGGCAGAGATCCGCCAGCCGGTTAAGGATATCAGCAATTTTCAGGGTCAGTAATGGTATCGGCACTGCACAATTGTTAAGCAGCCGGATTCAACCTGGTATACCAAGCGATCAGCATGTGTGATACGCCGGGACCAGAAGCCAGACAAGTCGCCTTTGAGCGGTTCTGGCTTGCCCGTACCTGTGAATGGTGTCCGCAAACACTCTTCAATCAGCCGGTTAATTTTGTTCAGTATTTCAATGTCAAATTGCTGCCAGTGTAAATAATCATCCCAGGCATCATCGGACCAACAAATACTTGTATTAGCTACCGCCAGCGCGGCCTTTTTCTTGCTCATGTTGATAAAGCTCTTTGGTTTTAGCTTTACCAGCCCGGACCTGAGCGATAGAACGGCGCAGTCTTTCCGCATTATGGGCACTGCCCAACAGGTGCAGTGTTTCATTAATGCTGTTGTAGTCATCCAGACTAAGGATAACCACTGGATCTGCAGATTGGCGCGTAACCATCAGTGGCGCATGGTCGGCGCAAACCTCGTCCATCACTGTCTTTAAGCTGGCTCTAGCATCGCTATAAGACATTTGACGCATTTTCAACTTCCCCTCTCTCTTATGCGACTCATTGTACAATATCTTGCACAATGCTGGTAGCTTAAAATTTAATCCCGTCGATTAATTTATCAACATCACTGAGGAACGTGCGCAGATAGTGATCCGTTGACGATAACGACGCCTGGCCTAAGCTATCACGGACCTGGTGAATGGCGGCGCCATTTTTAACCATGGCAAGGGCAAAGGATTTGCGGAAACTGTGCGTACTGAGCTGGTAATCAAGGCGCAGATCACAAGCGGCTTTTTTCAGCAGCAAATTCACCATCTGGCAGGTGTAAGGCTGACCAGGGCGAACATTGGATTCGAAAACCAGCTTTTTGCCGGCGTTGATATGGGCCGCGTCTTCAATGACCGCCCGGCACTGCTCATTTAAGTGCACAGTGAGTTTTGCCACTGCGCGGGCCGCGGCGTGCGACTTCCCTGCAGCCTGGCTTTTTGAATAAATTTTCTGCTGAATTATGATGACCGAGCTTCTAATCACGCCATTGACGATCACGTCTTCAAACTTGATTTGACTGGCGTCACTGTAGCGCAGTCCGGTCAGCGCCATGAATTCGAGCATGAGCGCGATAATCGGATTTGCCTGGTCAACGTGTTGGATGATTTTACGAAGTTGCCGGCCATCGCGTGCCGGGTATGCCTGCTTTGCTGCCATAAAGCCCCCTTTTGGCAAAATACTGATTTTTCGCTGCCATTCATGCCGGTTTGCCCCTCAACAAAACAGCTTGCAGCAATTGATTGTAACACGTTGATTTAGTTACATATTATGCACCGTCACAGGCTTTTTAAATAGCCTTTTCATTTTCAAGAATGCGTATTCTTGAAAATGATACTGCGTTTTGGTGAAAAGTGCAGGGGAGTAGCCCATATTTTTATTCAGAATTCACGTAGCAACGTGCTGAAAAATACATCTATCGGTTAAATCTGTCGTGACATCAGAATTTTCTTCACGGGGATAAACACATTTTTGGAAACCCCAGAAAAATCATGTTCATAAATAAGGTAACATTGCTTTCATAATCGCGAAGGGGCTTTTCGGATGAATCCATATAACAGAGTGCTGCATCCAACAAACGGCACTGATATTTTCGGTGAAATGCCGGGTATCGATAAGAGCGGCATATTACTACCTCCTGGCCTAATCCATCTGGTTGAAGGTGAACACTACGGCCCTAACAGTGGTTTCGGTGTTGTGCACATTGTTGCCGAGCACGATCGGCAGATAGCCAGGAAGAACAAAGCGCTTGCGCAAATGAGCTCTCACGACAGGGTGCGTCATTACGTGGCGCAAATCCTCATCCGCAAAGCACAGATTTTCGTTGAACACGAAAAACCAAAGCGGCCTGTGGTGATCCACACAGCAAAAGGCGGCGTGATTCTGGAACTTAGAAGAAATGACGGGATCAGCTGGTATTCAGTGGTATCTGCGTACAACCGACAGAACCAACGCGGGGAATTGATGGCAAATTTGCTTTAGACAACAAAAAACGCGCTCAAGGCGCGTTCTTTGTGTAGGCGGTAGGCGCAGCGATTTCTTAGCTCTAAGGGTTCGACCTCCAAAACTAAACAATACCCTCCGTGGGGAATTACATATTTAGTCTTGCCACTACCAGCAGCTACTCCGGATAAGCTGCCTGCCCATATGCGTACAAGGTACTGACCGGAACCCTTGCCGCAAACGCTCGTTTTACAGAGCCTACATGCAAATAATAGCCAGATACTACTGTAAAGTAAATAGCAGATGCTAAATCAGCACATTAAGCACGAGTTATAGAACAATAATCGCTAATAGTTTCAGATCCGGCACTATCACCTAGTTTACTACTCAAAAGTGCAAACTATTCTTTTTGTGGTCCAATCTGGCTTTTAGATAGTGAGCATCGAGCATCATTGACCAAACACCCAACAACATCAAGCAAGTGAATGCCGCACTTGTATACTTATGAATACTGTAGAAGAAGGGGGGATGCGACTGGCTAAACCACTCAGGGATTATCCAGTACGTCACCAACTCAGCAACCAGGCAAAGAATAAAAATCGCTGACATCACCAGAATCATGCAAATTGCAACAACTTGCGGGATCCACTTCCTCTGGAACTCAACAGAAAACATCTGTTGTAGCTTTGGATTGCAGTGATAGGTAAATAGGATAAAACTAAGCAGGCAATTAAATAAGAAGTAAAACCCGAAGTACGCAACCTGCAGACTAATTTCCCGACCATACAGCAAGTAGCTAACCGGTAATCGAACTGCATATGCCAACAGAATAATAACTAGCGCTGGTAATATCTCACGGCGAGATCGGTTCGCTGCTATCACATAGCCCGCTATTCCAATCATATACATGGATTCCATGTATACGGTTGATGGAAAAACCCACCAGATGGCAAAGGAAAGAATAAAAGCTGTTATGTGGCCAAACAAAACTAAGTTTGAGCGTGTAAATACAACTAATCGTTCTATTCCCCAATTCATCTGGCGGGACATCCTTATCGCAACTTTAAACAAATTTATGATTTTGACGGAGGCGTTGGCGGCCAGCCTGGCGGAACATCATCGGCCAAAGCTGTCGCTTCTGGGTCCGTTGGCGGCCACCCTGGCGGTACGTCGTCAGTTTGCGTTTCACCAGACTCAATTGATTGCAGCGCCTTTGCTTTGTCAGAGATAGTCACTGTGTCAATTGCTGTTGAACTTAGCGCAGCAGGCTGCTGCTTTGCCAGTTCGGTGTTTTTTTCAGTTGCTGCAGGCTGGTTTACTGCAGCAGTTGCATACGTGGCAGAGCCTTTAATCTCCATCGCGCTTTCTTCCTCGGTTTTCTCGATAATGTTTTTCAAACTCTCGGGGGACAAGTAAGCGCCACATTAATCCCCAGCTGGGCCTCGTTGCCTTTACCCATTCTTTAACAATTGTTAAAGATGGCTCCGCTTCACCGTTTTCCAGCCGGTAAACATATGACCTGTGAATGCCAATTTTGAGCGCCAATTCCTCGACATTTAAATTGGCCTTTTTCCTCATCGCCCTAAGAATTTCGCCAGTGCTTTCTACTGCCATGACAACTACACCCGCCCGGATCTGTATATTTTTTTAATTCGCTCAAAAAATGTCCTGATATCAAAGTTTCGTAGGAAAAATATCAGAAAAAAACGCATAATTTGAGCGTTTTGTCGCCTAAATGCGACGTGAAAAATAATACAGTTGTCGCAGTGATCTGGACAGGCATTTTTAACGATTTTTGCATTAACCAGCTATGTATATCCTAACGTTAATGACATCAAAATGAATGCCTGACATGAATAACAGATTTTTACACCCGTAAATTTGATAAATATTTTCATCTTGATTAATAGCGTTATTAATCATTAATAATGTCTGTGCTATAGTTGTTGCGAGGATTGCAGTGAACGAGTTCAAAAACACCCAACAGGAATTATCTACAGTTTTAGGCGCCGAAGTTATTACCGGAGCATTAAGAGACAACCTAATAGGGTACTCTACGGATAGTGCGCTTCAGATGATAGAAGGGTTGAGACACCAAAGCCTGGAGGAAAACAACCTTCTTTTTGGTGCTTGCCACGTTTTGTTGGATTTGTTACCAGCTAAGTTGAGGGACTTAGACGGCATTGAACTTGCCATTGCAGACCTTATCGCTACACACACTGACTGTCTGAGGCAGCGTGTGTTATTGCTGCAATCAGAGCAGAACAACCTAGGGGGCGCATCTGCTGATGTATCAAAGTTACAACGACATCAAACTTGCGAAGCAATCATGCGAACAGCTTGCTCTTGAGCTGCACGCTCGATTTTCAGACCATGTAACATATCGTGAAAAACTACCGGACGGCAGCTATCGCCGTCCTGTGATAGTCCTACGCAACCAAGCAGAGTTAGATGATGTCATAAAGGTTCGGGATGAAATCACCCGGATCCGTGACCAGGTGCTCGAATCGACGGGCAGCTCTGTCCGCTTTACTGAGCCACGTATCGTTGAAAACGTTCTGCTGTATAAAGTGTGGGTCAACACTGAGCGCAGCAGCAGTTATAACCAGACTTCACGGCTTGAGATTATCCATAACATTAAACAGCGATTAGAGCGGGCCAACCGCAACGCAGATAATGACATTGCTCAAATGACAGCCTTGCTACTGCGTAAAGAACTGAAGTTTTTCGAAGGTGAAACAGAAGAGTACTACCGCGCACGGACAATTGGCTTGCCATCTTCTGATGCAGAGTGCCACCTGGCGAACCATGGCCGCGAGAAGATCAAAATATCTGAAGCCGGCTTATTTATCGTTGGTCCAAATTTTGACATACCCCGCGGCGACTTTCCTGAAGGACGAAAGCCACGCAAACCACGAGCAAGCGTCTATGACGGCCTTGAACAAATTCAGTACTCAGGTGCAGTCAGTAGCGTGCTGTATCGGGAAAGCGAAGTAATTGCAGCCAAGCGCCGGGCCGGCTTTGATGACGAGAAGCAGGAGCAGATTAAGAACATGAAAAAATCTGTGTCTCGCCGCAGTCCTGGCGCGCCGCCAGAACACCCGATCTGATATGACGGGCCTATAGCACGGCCCGCATTCTGGTTAATTCCAATAGCCGCCCCAGGTAATGCTGCAGCGGCTTTAAGTCTTTTGGCAAGCCAAAGCGCTGCACCGCCTGATAGATCAGCACACCGTAAAAGAAATCCATAGCCGACATTTCCGCACCCAACAAGAACCGTCCCGCATTGCAGGCCGGTGCCAATTCACGCAGCGCAGCAAATAGGTCTGTCCGCGCCCTTATTGCGTTTCTACCTTCACCGCAGGCGCATTGATAGGCCGGCAAGAAAAACTGCTGAAAGCGCAGCAGCGTGAGGCGTATGAGGGCACGCTGAGCAATGTCATGCGGCAGCAGCAGCGGTTCGGGATAGCGCTCAGCTAGGTAATCAACAATCACCATGGCATCATACAGCGTACAATGGTGCTGCACCGCCAGCACTGGCAGTATGCCGGCCGGATTGATGGATCTGAGCGATTCTGGCACGTCCTGGACCGATACTTTCCGGATATGTAAGCCAAGCTCAGCTATCATCCAGCGAATTGCCTGGCTGTTGATGCTGTTATCGTCGTAGAGCGTAATAGCCCGGTCAATTTCGTTGTTTTTGAGCATAGTTAACCCTCATAGAATTCTTCTAAATCATCCACTTCGCCATCCAGATCAGCGGCTGAGCTCATTACGTTGTGCGGTATGTAGTTAATGATTTGCGTAAACATGTAGGTATCAGAACGGTCAGGTGAAGCGATTTGCAGCTTGTTGCGCATCACCTCTTTTTTCATCATCACCCAAAGTCCAGACTCATCCATGCCTATCGGCAGTTTTGATAACTGGTCGATTGTTTTCGGGTCCGCATCGATAGCCATGCGACCGGATAGGATGGCTTCTTTGCCGTAGATATGCGCCTTGGCCCGCAGGTTTTTAAATCGCTTTTTCTCAGCCGGCGTAACCGGTGGAAAGCCCCAGCGAATGCGCACCAGGTTGATATTGAGGCCCATATCGCGCAACAGCTCAATCTCTTCGAGCAAGTGCAGGTAAACCGTATAGCCCACGCCATCACCGTCTACCGCTATGGTGATATTCGGATAGAGCTCAGTGCAGCATTCCGCCACAATGCGGCGTACAAACTTGAGCGGATCCACGTCGGCGGACATTTCCAGCAGTTTGTGATTCACCACAACACGCTGAGGACCTTGCGAACCCGACATGCGGCCGATATTGAGCACTGAGCGGTCGCGGCCAGCCCCGATATCGACCGTTGCATACCATCCCCAATCTTCGCCCAGCTTTTTCGCCACTTCCTGGCGCGCCACTTTCGACGCAGCAGCTTGCACAGCGTCACGGCCCAATAGGAAATCGGACATATTGGACGGGAACCGGCCCAGTACTTTGATCTGAAATTCAGGACTATCGAGGCCGCCATATTCCAGCAGCTTATCGAGGATAAATTGCCGGGTAACGTGGCGGGACAGGGCAGAGCTCAGCGTTATTGAATTCCAGGTTCCACTGGTTGATTTTGTACGGCTTAAATCGTGGTGCGTGCGATAGAAGTAGCCACCAACACGGGTAGGCTGTGACAGCAGCAGAACCCGGTTATCAACCGATGTCTGCGCCCCCATGATGACACCAAAAGCCCGATCGTTAACGCCCGATGCTTCATCGACAATCGTTAACATGTGATCGGCGTGCTCACCGGCGAGTGACTCTTCGTTGTTGAGCCTAAAGCCCTTGGGCGTGACGTACCAAACACCTTTCTGAGTGCGCTCAAAGAACGTCGTTTCTGTCAGAACAAAGTATTCAGCAAGCCAGGGCAGGCGCTTTTGCAGCGCAGCAAAGTGGATCTTCAGGTTTTTCCAAACCGCATCCATAACCTGCTTAATTTTGTTCGCAATGATGACTACCCGCGCGCCTGGGTAGAGAATCATATAAAGCAGAATAATAGCGGCAGTAATAAACGATTTACCGGTACCATGGCCGGAGCTGACGGATGTTCGGCTGCCAACTTCGGACACGCTATCGAGCAGCATGCGCTGCTGTGCATCTGTTTCAATGCCAAACAGCACCGCCATTGCGCCATCCCAATCCTGGTCAAAAGTCTCAATCAGCCACGGATAGCGGCGGTCACTTGTCAGACTGGTTATGCGCTTGGCCGGTATCATTCGAAATCAGCCGGATCTATATCGACATCGCCCATGATGTCAGTGTCATCATCCATGAGGCTAATATCGTCATCCGTGACACTCTCCGTAACCCGGACATCACCCACTTGCCCGGTGGCCGCCAGCGTATTATCAAGCCAAGCCTGGCGCTCAGATAGCTCATCCACGCTGGCATTTTTACGCTCAATGGCTCTGCGCCTTGCTTCTTCAATCGCTTCATTCGTCAGGCCGCCATCTTCAGGCGGTGGTGGCGTTGCTTCCTTAATTTCTTTATCAGACTCTGCCTGCAGGAATCTTGGCGGCTCAATCCCGTTTTCAGCAAACAGCTTGCAAGTGTCAGTGGCACTTAACTCTTCCAGAGCGCGGCGCTGCAAAATCGCAGCCGTCATTTCAACAATTTCACCGCGGCTTAAATGCGCCATATCCCGGCGCATCTTCTCCATGCTGATCGCTTTCTCTTCAACCTGCACGGCCAACTGCACCAGGCGGGTTAATGGCTCAATGCCGGAATATTCAACTTCCTCCATGGCCTCAAGCAATGTCATTGGCTCATTGATTTCCCCGTCTGGCGTCCACACCGGACGAGTCATCTTTTTGCCTTCACTGTAGAGCTGATTGATAGCATTTGCTTTCGCCTGGCGAATGCGGGCCATACCGAGTAACCGGCTCTTTGCCAGCTGACCTAAATCCGCCAGGCTGAAATCAGCCGGGTCGCATTCCAGATCTAAATCAGTCATCAGCCGGCTATAGGCGCCATGTTTTACCGATGCTGTATTGCCTTGTGTGAATGTCCTGGTGCCATCCTCACGCAATACAACATTCGGATGAGATTGGCCGGCGGCTGTTTTGACAGTGACATTGATCCGTGGCACGCGCGTCGATCCCGCCCGCCCTTTACCCGCTTTGGGCTTTTGCGCAGCGGTGCGCGGTTCATCGTTTTTTTTCGACGGTTCGGACTTAGCTGGTCCGACCTTTTTCGGTTCTTTTGCTGGCTTTGTTTCGGGCTGATTGCCAGCACTTTTAAAGGCGGCAAACTCCCGGCGAAAACTGTTTGGATTGAGCTTGTGCTTTTCACAATAAGCATTGCGCGCTGCCGCGGACTGATCCGCCTGCTTTGAGAATGCAACACAATGTTTATGCCAGTGCGACTTTGACAAACTTTATTATCCTAACGTTGAGTAGGCTTTATTTTTTGTCGAATGATAACTGATCACTGCAAACTGATCACTGATCAGCTGTGACAAAGTGAAAATATGTGATCAAACTGATCACGCGCCGCGAATAACGCAGCGCGCAATACATTGTTTTATATGAGATAAATCAGGAATGATGTTCAGAATCCTGATCAGCTTTGTTTGCATTGAAATGCGCACAAATTTGATCAGAATCAGCACCTTCTAAGAGCATTGTTTGCAGCTTTTCGAGTGTAATTTTTTGGCAAACGCCAGTATCGGTTAACACCAAGCGCACGTATTCAGCCGGTGTGTATTGGTGCCGTTCAGCCAGTATTCTGAGCAATAGCCGCTCAGTCTTTGACATTGGGATGCGCACGTCCTGAATGTCAAACTGCCGGCGCTTCTCCCGGAAACGACGAACCCGCACGCGGGCCGCCTGGCGTTTCTTATCAGCGGTATTCATGCGGCAATTCCTCATCACCTGTTAGATTTGCATAGTCCAGAAATGCCCGCTTCACCGCATCCAGGCCATACGCAAACACCGCACAGTAGCCATCTGCACGCAGCTGTATCGCCTTCTTCTCCTGCTCATCAGATGGTTTTCCCTTTTCGGTTTTAAGCTCACAGCGAAAGCCGTGGTATTTCCCCCTGGCTAAATCCATACAGGTATCGAGCACGCCCTTTTTCTGGCCCTCCGCCTGCATCTTCCAGGCGGTTAACGGTCCACGCTTGCCGCTGTTAGGTACCGCGTGCGTGCGCTCATACAAATCCGGGTAGTTGTTTTCCAGCCACCAGAACAATTCCACTTGAATGTAATGCTCTTCGTTTCCCTTAATGAGCTCAGGCCGCTCCCTGAGCTGTTTTAACGCTTTACCGTGCGCCGATAGCTTGTCTTTATCCGTCGGGATGGTAGCGGGCTTTGCAGGACCTTTATTTTCTGACTTTGGCCGACTGGCCGATCTGGCACTGACGCGCAAATTCCTATTTTTCTGCATCAGCCGCTCGAAATCTTCAGGCGATAGTTTAATGCCACTCATTAGCGCTTCTTCCGGCCTTTGGCTACGGCCTTTTTCCGGGCTTCGCGCGCTTCGACATCAGCCTTAAACTTCCTCACCCAATGCGTGACGACCTGATAATGTTTCACCAGCTCATCACCAAGCGGCGTTTCTTTTAAGTGATTGCCTATCTGGCGCAAATCCATCACCGCATCCGGATGCGCGTGTGCAATGACTGAATCTTTTTGCGCCAGCCGCTCACCTTCTCGCACGCCGGCAACAAACTCATCCACGGGCAACTCTTTGATGCGGGCTAACAGCTCTGCCTGCTGCTCTGCTGATAACGGCAATCCATCACCTGAGCGGACCATTAACTGGCCGTTGTGCTCAAACACAACTTGGCCGCGACCGTCATAATCCAGCCCCAGGTAAGTGCAGTAAGGAGTGTCTTTGAACTCAGAGCCAAGCCAATCCCGGTTAGTGCTGAGCAAATAGAAATCAATGGTCCCTGCAATGGCATATATCGGTTGACGCTGCAGCAGCTCATTGACGCGCGTCACGAATGTTATTTTCCGGCGCAGCTCTTCACATTGAACGTGCTTTTCTGCCAGCAGCTTGTTGGACTTTTCAACATGATTTGCCAGGGATTCGAGCGTTGGCCGGCTGGTTTCCACAACGCTGGTCATCTTGCGCAGCAACTCGTCGCGCTCATGCGCCTCCGCAATCAGTGCTGATGATTCGGCCTGCAGGCGTGAAATTGTCACCCGCAACTCAGCAACCAGTTCAGCACTGGCAGCCTTATTGCTCATGCGCTCGTTTGTTTGTGTTAGCTCAGTCTGAAGCGCGACAACCTTGCGTTTTTGCAGTAAATGGCCGTCTTTTTCCTTGTTTAGCTCAGATTTTGTGGCTGCCAACTCTTGCCGGGTTTCGTTCAGTAAAGTTTCTAAATCGGCCGCCTTGCTGCGCCAATTGTCGGCGTTTTGAAGTGCGCTATCGAGCTGGTTTTCAACCGTACTCAGTTTGTTCTGAATGCCGATCTGGATCTTCTTTAACTGTGTCACTTCCTGCTTGCTGGCGGTCGATTGCTGCAACAGCGTGTCATACTTCAGCTCGGCCGCAGCCAAAAGCGCATTAGTGTTATCTACCAGTTCCTGATTTTCCGCTTCCAATTCGGCAATGCGCGCTTCCTGGCTTAGTAACCGCTCTGCATTGTCACTCAATACCGCTTTTTGCACCGCAATCAGTTGTGCTTGTTCGTTGCTGCCCGACATAAAACCCTCAATCATTTTTATTAATGCGCGAACCGGCATAAAACCGGTCCACCGCTTTGCGTTCCAGCACATCGTTTGGCGTGATAGCGACCAGATACTGATGTTTGAGTTTTTTGTACTCTTTTTCAGCTGCAGCTAGGCGCTGGGATTGCGCCTTAATCACACCGATCGCATGCATGAGTTCAACGCCGGTACCATGGCAATCCATACAATCGAGCGGCCCGAGCAACCCGGACACCTTGCCTGTACCCTTGCACACCTGACAAAGCGGCATCGACTTGACCGCGGGCTCATCCGATATCACTTCAATCGTGACAATAACGGGCGTTGCCGCGGTGCCTTTGCGGGGGACTATCTTGCTCACCCTGATTTATCCTAACGTTGAACAGGCTTTAATTATGACAAAGTGTTACGGGTAACGCAAAGAGATTTAACTTAATCCGGTTGCGAGTTGCGCAACTTGCACCAATTTGATATATTGAAACCGTCCAGTGAGGACTCGGATAAACAGGAGGTGGTATTGCAGGTAGTGTTAAAGCCTGGCACTGAAGAATCGACACGACGCGCATTGCGTGAAATGTCACAGTCAGCGGCGCAGAAAGTGACTGAAGTAATGCAGATTTTAAGCAAGTCTGTTTCACTTCAGGAGGCCAAAAAGGCCCTTTTGGGCGATATGGCCATAGATGGTGAGTCATTCAGCATTTTGATTAAAGAAAATTTCCAGTTTGTAGTTGCGGGAATTCTCGGGCAGGAACAAGACGATTTGCTGATAGTTGAGGTTAAGGCCTACAACTAGCCTCGGGCGGCGCGCTGGGACACCGGCGCCAACCCTTAATCATTAGGAATTACATTATGAACACATCATTCGTGACACTTGAACAGCTGCGCAGCGAAGGCTTAATTGGGGCGCCGCTTGGCGTCGGCTATCATATCGATCAGTTTATTCGCCGCTTGGGCCTGACCAAAGAAGAGGCCGCAAAACGTATTGGCGTATCAAAATCAACCATCACCCGCGTTGTGAATGGCGATTCACAGTTATCAGTAGAGCTGAGCGCAAAGCTGAAGCAACACTTAGACGCCCCCGTCGAGCTATTTTTCAGAATCGACGCAGAGGCCAAGGCCTACCAGGTAGATCAAATGCTGAAAACGACATGAAAAAGCCCGGCGATTGCCGGGCTTTTCTTTGATTAGACAACCAGTATATCCGGGTTATCGCCATCACCTTTTAGTAAAATTGGCTCTGACTTCACCGGATTCAATTCTTGACCAATATCCAACGAAACATCACAAGTAATTAGATCGCCACTCTTCATATCCATCCCTGCATAGTTGAAAGGTAAGTACATTAAAGGATTGCCGGAACTTACATCTATCACACCAATGTTGGCGTTCAGACTTATGATTGCTCTGTCAAGCAACTCTAAAACAAAGCCATTTTCCTTTGTTGTAAGCGTTGCACTCGCCTTTACGCCGGAGCCGAGATCCAGATATACAGGCAATTTGTCATATTCCGGCAAGCTAAAAAGTTTCTTCATTGCTTCAGTTGCCACTGGCATAGCAGCCCCTCCCTATATTGCTTTTAATCCGCACCAACCAGCTGGCAAGAATGTTTTATTTCAATACCCGGCATATTGGCCCGCAATCCATCTGCAAAGTCATCACAAGCCTTTTTGGTGGCAAATGCCAACCGGGCAGTGTCCGCATCAATAGCAACGCCGGTTCCCATCTTCACTGCAGCATAGACAACGCTCAGGATCCATCGTTCTGACGTTGGCGGCTCAGGCCAGTTGCCTGGATTGTCGCCACGGGCAAAAGCCGCCAGCGGGAATAACGTTAATAGCAGTAAGCGTTTAGTTGTCTTCATCTGCCCTGCTTTCGGCTGCGAAATATTGCTTTTGCTCAACATTAGTAATGCCCCAGCAACCAATCTGAACATGCTTGTCCGCCCATGCCTTAATCAACTCCAAAAGCTCGGATTCACCTTCTTCGCTGACGTGAAGGTTTCCATTGGCAAGATCACCAACTTCTTCTGACAAGCCCTCATCAAGATTTTCCAGCACATAGGTAACGACGATATCACTAAGCAAAGCTGATGCTTTAATGTCTTTTCGCTCTCCCTGGTAATAGATATCACCGTCTGAAAGCCCAAGGGCGCCCACGTCCTCAGCGTTAAACAATTCACCATCTGTGCTGTAGTACAAGTCTTTATCTGCCATGACGATTCCTTTTAAAACTTTTCATGCTGCTGAACACCTCTTTTAAGGCCTAATGAATCACGCACCGCATTCAACTCTGCGCAACAGTGCCTGGCAACCTGCCCGGTAACGCTGTCATTTTCCAACACTGTTTTCTCAATGCTGTTTAAAGCCGCTTCAACATCGGCCAAATCTGAAATTGAGTAGGTGACAGACTTAGCTGTAGGATTAATACGCATCTTAGAATGTTTCTCCATAACTCTTTGCTATTTTCAATGTTTGTCATTTCCTTTGATTGCTGTGAACCGCTCATACGTGATCCGCTGCCAGCTCTCTGACGCATCGACATCATTGCTACAGCAGTGAACCCCCTGCAGGCCAAACGCGGCTGCATCCCATGGCATTTGTGTAGTGCCCTGGCAGGCTGAACACTGAAAGTAAACAAAGTTGCTAGGCGGGCATTCGCCATTGTGTGCATCACCACAAATCAGGCAATGCGGCAACCAGGTAAAGTCCGGGTACTTCCCGCGCAGCTGCCAGCCAATGCCTGCAGGCTCAATCGGGATAGGTGGCATCACTGATACACACTTTTCGCAATAGGTTCGATATCCGCCAGCATTGTTCTCTGTGATTTCAACAGAACAACCAGGGCAGCGAACCACATACGGAAACTTGAATAAATTTTCAGACATTACTATGCCTCCCGGCCTTTTCTTAGCCCTTGCCTAAAGCGCATTCGCTCAATGATTTGCACAAGCTCATCCCGCGCCAACTCCGCATCAAATTGCGCATCCATGAGTTTATTCAGGTCCTTGCGCATAATTGTCAGTAGCGCCTTTTCTTTCTCCACCAGCTCATCAAGGCGGGCTACATTCTCTTTTGTGTATTTGCCAAGCGCTGTCTGAACTATCTGCTTTGCCTCCTGGCGCAGCGCTATCAGGTCAGATCCAACACTCATCCTGGCGTCACACTCGGCTTTTGCTTTTTGGGCGCGCCTGGTAAATGCCGGCAATTCTTTTTCCAGAATGCTGAGCACCAAATCATCGCCTCTCAACGGCTCTTTACTGCGCATGATGCGGCCCCTTTGACACTCAGCCAGCCAATAAAAGCCGCCAGCGATATCACTATCAGCAACCAAAAAGCACCTACGACAACGCCTTCAACAGCATCCCGCCAGCGCCGGCCCTGCGAATCAAACACAAAGCCGGCAATCAGTAGCGCGATAACTCCATAGGACCAGCAAAGCCAGGTAAACAAGTCGATCACTGCTTATCATCCTTTCGCCACCAGCCGCCAGTGACACAAAACCATACCCCTGCAACGATGATGCACATCAGTCGATACGGCGTAGTTATCCAATGCCACACGGTATGCAAAGCTGGCCCCAGCCGTGAAGGGCGATACCGCAAAGCACGCTCCCGGCTCAACGCTGCCAACGCATCTTTTTCACGGGCAACACTTTCCGCCAGCTCATCACAGGTCAGCGCGTGCAACTCTGCGAGTGTCTGATACTGGCGTAGTAAACCGGCATAATCAGCCGCGGGTTCAAAATTCTTTCGCATTATCCAGCTCCTAGCGCCAGTTCAGATGTTTCAGGCAGTACTTTGACGACCTTGTATTTGCTCTTGCCAATTTCCTTCTGAGCGTGCTCACCTTCGATAATGCGACACCCAAACGGGGCTGAGCGGGCAATCAGCTTTTCGCCTTTTACCATGCCATCCCAGTCAGCCAACATGACAATCCGAACTCTTGTACTGCGCATAAATAAATCCCAACAAAAAAGGCCCATCAAAGGGCCACGTATGCCTAACCGTTAGAGCTTGATAACCCGATAGCCCCGCTCACTGCCATGCCAGTGGATCCGACGCATTTTGCTCACAACTGGCGCCTGACCGCGCAGCGGTTCGTTTGCGTCAACAGCTGGCGCGCAATTACTGCAGCTGGCCTTTAACTGTCTCAGCGCCTCACTGAAGCCAGCGCCGGTTGTTCTGAATGTGAATGATTTGCCCGCTTTGATAGCATCCGCTATCATGCCAACTGTATTGCTCATGTAAGCTCCTAAGTCTGCCCGACTTGTTTATTGTGACGATACGCGCCCTACGGCAGTTACCAGCTGCTGTAGGGCAACACCTTTCAAATGCCGTTATCCGGCAATCTCTTGCGCTCCACGCTGTTTAAGCTACTCATTAATCGACTGAAATACGCTTTTCTGTATTCATCTAATTCGCCAGAATCACGCAGCTCATTGAACCGATTTACACTGTAAATCCCTTTAGATTCAATTAGTTCCTTGGTGAATTGCTCAACGTTTGGCTTAAAGGCCTGAAACCCTGCTTTCATCCAATCAGCGATAGCCAACACGACTTGTTTTTGCTCTTCACTCAGCGGTTGCTGTGCCATTGTTTATCCTAACGTTAATAACGCTTAATAATGGAATGTTTTTAAATTAGTTACTTTCGACGTGCAATGCAAGGAATATTTCAATACTTTTTGGTGCTTTCTCCTGTTTTTTATGGAATGATGCTAATTGTATAGAGGCAGACAACGGGAACTACCATGAAAAATCCGATTAATACCCTTCAAACACTGCGCGATATCGGCGCACGCATCAAAGGCGTTGTGTCCTGGAATCGTGAATCGACGTTATTAGACGCCGCCAGCCCCACCGGCAAGTTTATGCGGCACTACAACCAGGCTGAAGCCATCCGGGCAACAGGCTGCCATGAAAAGAATATCGGGGAATACTGCGCAAAGCTCGATATTGATCCGCGGGATGGTCAGCGCTGGCGGATAAACCTGGCAGACGTGCAACGGATCCGCCAGCTGGTGAATGGCAAAAACTTTAAGCGCGCAGCGGACCAGGAATTGGCTGTTATCACAGTCAGTAGCCTCAAAGGCGGAGCCAGCAAAACAGTTTCATCTGTCACCCTGGCAACAGGCCTTGCTACTGAATGCCTGGCAAACTACCGGATAGGCGTGATTGACTTAGATCCGCAATCCACAGCAACAGCCATTTTAAACCCGCTGGCGGATGAGACTTATATTTCAGTGGGCGACCTGATGATGGACGCCGTTGAGCTCGATGCCGGTGAAACCTTCGAGGATGCATGCCGGCACGCATTTGTAGAAACCAATGTGCCGAATCTGCGCTTGCTGCCGGCCAAAGACAGCGACCGCGAATATGAGCTACTGGCAGAAGAGCGCAAGATGAAGGGCCATTATGTAGCGTATAAGGACCTGCAGCGCATCATTGACGCCGTTGCTGATGACTTTGACATCATCATTATTGATACGTCACCACAATTCAGCACAGCAACGCTATCTGCGCACTACGTTGCCAACAGTCTGATCATTCCGTTAAAGCCTACAGAGAACGACCGGGACGCAACACACAAGTACCTGCAGTACCTGGCACAGATGTATGAGCTGTTAGCAGGCCTTGGCCATCCCGGCTATGACAGCGTGCGTATTCTGCTGAGCTGTATCAGAAGCAACAGCGCCACTATCCGAGCCATTGCCAATGAGATCCGGGGCGTTTTGGGCTCACACTGCTTTACCACTGAAATTCCAGAGTCTGAGGCCGTACTAACATGCGCAAAACAGTACTGTACGGTCTTTGATTTAAGCCCGCACGAATACACCCCATTTGGCAGCCGGCGCACGCTCACCGACGCACAGGAACGATTTGGTGAACTGGTGAAAGAAGTCGAAGCCACGTTGCAGAAAAAATGGGGGCTCTGATGGATAAGTTCTATTTGCGCGACACAAGGACCAACCTTGGCAGCAATGCCATGTTTTGGGCCATCAAAGGCAGCTATACGTCTGATGTGCTCAATGCTGAAGTGTTCGACCGGGAAAGAGCGCTGCGCCAACACGAAAGCCGCAGCACCGATTTGCCGGTGCCGGTGGAAAGCATTACGCCGCACCTGCGCACCCGGTTTGATATGCAGTCTTTACCCGATGAGGCAACAAGTGAAGGTCTTTGCGTCCTGATTGATATGGGCCGCTTTGACGGCAACGACTGCTGTTTTATGAAAGCGGACGGCACTTTCACCTATGACTTTGACCTGGCGCTGCGCACCCCATACGCCAATGCTAAAGCGCTCACCGCCAACTATGAGAACCAGCGGATACGCATCTATCACGTTGATAGCCTTTTGAACTGGCTGCGCAAATCCGTTGCTTACAAACACTGTGACGCGGCTGAAATGGCAAAAGCTGGCAACTACCAGCTGAAACAGCCGGAAAAGGTGAAAATGCGCCGTGAAACGTTCAATTGCGTGCAATGCGGCAAATTCATCAGCGAATCAGAATTCTACCAGGGCTGCAAAAAATGCGGCGCATCGAATTACTAAGGGCAGACTATGAAAGCACCACAAAGAAGTAAGCCGGTTTTCCGGGGGCTGAGCACAGATCAGCTTGAACACGCACAGCAACAAGCATCATCACTAATGCCATTTATCCGGCTGCCAGTGCGCGGCCTCATGCTGCAATTTGAGCTGGTGACGATTGAGCATGCCGACATCGATACAGCTACCGTTGTCGATGATGAGAACTACCGGGATCAGCAACTGCTAAACGCCTACAGCCTGTCAGACATTCTGCCATCGCTGGCGGATGACGGTCAGCAATTCCCAGGCTTTGGCTATCGCACTGAAAGCGGCGTGATTAAGGTTGTGGACGGCAGCCGGCGCCGGGCTGGTTGTAAGCTCACCGGCCGGCCATACCTGGTATACGTTGCTAAAGAAGAGATCTCACCGGAGGACGTGCGCCACGTCAGCAAAATTGCCAACATCAGCAAGGCGCTATCCCTGTATGAGCGCGGCGCTATGTATCAGGCCATGCTGGCGGACGGTCTTTATCCGGACAACAAAAGCCTGGCTATCGCTGAGAACGAAAACGAATCGACGGTCAGTCTGGCACTGCAGATCCGACGTTTTATCCCGGCGCAGTGGGTTCAATTCGCCCCGAGCGTCTACGACCTTGGCAGGCCCGCCTGGCAAACGCTGATTAAATACAGCCAGTCTGACAGCATCAAAACGGCAATCAGCCAATACCTGGCCTGTTTTGAAAGCCCGGACCAGTATTTTGCTACGCTCAAAAATGATGCAGACACCCCAGCCGCCAGCATGGCTGCCATGAATAAGCAGTTTATGGATAGCCTGGCTGCGCAGATTGTTCACAACAAGCCAAAAGCTGCCCCGCCAGCCATCCTGGCATCTAAGGGCAAATCTACGGCCGTCGTGCTCAAATCATCCGCCAGCGGCTTTACCGTCAAGATAGACGGCATTGACGATAAGACACGGGAAAAGCTCGAATTAGCTATTCAGAGCGTGATCCAGGGCACTAAATAGCCCATTGGCCGGCCGGCAACGCCGGCTGGCCTTTTGCTTTTCAATCCATCTTAAAAAATACTAACGTTAAACAGGAATTATTATGAGCACAGAAATCAGCGCCAGCTTACCGACTGATAAAGCGGCAGGTATGACCCTCTTATTCATCGACTTAGAGACTGGCGGCCTGTCTGGATTGCTGGATAACGGCCGCATGGGCTGTCAGTACTATCCGATTTTTCAAATAGCACTCATTGTCACTGATCAGGAACTGCAAAAGATTGCCCCGCCTATGGTGATCCACGTCCACCAGACTGAGGAAATGATTGCGCGCTGCCACGAATGGGCCATTAATCAGCACACAAAAACAGGCCTGCTCAAAGCGTCCCGCGAATCAGGCACTACCCTGGCTGAAGCGGAGGACACGATTATCGAATACCTTAAAGCCTTTGGCATTAACGCGTATGACCGGGCATCGAAAATCGGCCCTGTCATGGCCGGCAACAGTATCACTCTGGACCGAATGTTTATCAGCGCGCAAATGCCAAAATTAGACGCATACATGCATTACCGGCAAATAGATATCAGCTCAGTTGCTATGCTTGGCCGCGCCATGGGGAAAAACTTGTTAGAAGGCGTTGATAAACGCTATACGCACAATGCGCTGGACGATATTGAAGAATGTTTGATTGAAGCCCGGCATTATTGCCGCACGCTGTTTAACGCAGAGATTTGAACCAATAAAAAAGGCCCGCAAGGGCCTCTTTACTATTTGTTATTCATGCTAGGAATGGTTAGTGCCGCTTGTAGAGCGTGTTCTAAGTTGCCAGCAGTCAGCGGACGCCAGGTGAAATCACCATCAGTAACAGCCGCCTCATCTGCCTTGCAAGCGCAATCAATCCCGCGCTTATCCTCAGCCACCGGCATCCAGAAATTGCGCGTCAAAATCCGGTGGTTGTCTTCAAGTGCATCTTGCATACCAAACTGAGCCTGCACAAAGCGCGCCTCATCAGCACTGCAGCGCTTTACGTTGCCCGGCCGGCCTTTCGTCATTGATATGTGATACTGCGGCCCTATAGCGGCCTCAGCCACTTCCACAGCACTAATCACCAATATCTTGTACTTCGGGTGATACCAAAACACGTTTGCATACCCGGTCCCCAGGTTTACGCCGTCTTTGAGCTGCTGCCACGCCGGGCTTATCGGCTTTTTGGGCTGAATGATTGAAATTACTTCTGTCATAGCGGGATATTGTCACTCAGTATTTGGCCGTAAACACAGCCGTTGATTTTGATTTGCGCCAGGCGCTCATTTGCATCAGCAAACGACTTCGCCCAGAAGTGAAATGACATCTTCCGGCCTTCGGCATCGATGTAATCCACGCCATACGTGAACCACATAGCCCCATTGTCATCCATAAACACCAGATTCGCGTCAGGTGCGTTTTGCTTCGCTTTAAAGCCGTCAATGCTCACCACGTTATCAAAATCGCCCTGGCACAATTCAACGGGCGCAGCATTAACGGCGCTGTTATGGTCCGCCAGCGCTGGCCCTTGATCCATTCGAAGCCGGCGCTCTAACAAGGCAATTCTTTCCTTCAAAGCCCTGTTCTCAGCGGCGTATTGTTCTATTGTTTCTGGCTGCATCATTCCAAACCACCCTGACGCTTGATGGCTTTCATTATCAAAGACGCAGCAGCCCATATTTGCGTCGATACAAAGCCACATATAATGATGGGCGTTGAGGCCAAGTACACTCCGTAAAATAAGATTACCAATGATGCGTACATATTAAAATTAGCCATCACTCCACCCCCTTCCGAACCATGGCGGCATTGTGTTTAATCATCGACTCAGTAATTATTTTTACTTTGTGATCTTCGCTGTATATGCACTTGCTCAGCAGCGACTCCAAAGCCTGCGCTTTGACTTCTCGCACACAATCCACAGGTACTGAGCAGTCAATAGTCTGCTCAGTTTGTGAAAATCCATCCGTTAACAAGCGCAGTTGCTCTATACCTTTATCCGTCACCATCAATACCTGGCGCCGGTAATCTGTTAAGTCTGGCAATGCACTCACCAATCCCATAGAACTAAGATGTGAAACCATGCGGCCAAGCGTAGATTTTGGCAGATTCTGCTTTGGCACTAAGTCAATCAGTGAAAGCCCACTATTCTGCTGCACCAGAGAAAGCACGTACCATTCGCGCACTGTCAAATTGCTATCGACCATCAGCGATAGGGCGTTGAGTATTGTTTTATTCATTGTTCTGAGCCTTTTGGACGCCGGCCTTTTTCGTGCCAGAAATGCGCGGACGGATCAATGGTGCCAGCGCAATGCTTACAGACGTATTTGCGCTTAAAATCGGTTTCTGTGAAGCCCGGCATTAACTCGAATTCGTGGTAGCTGCAGCTATTAAGTTTTCGGTGATTCTCTTTTACCTGCCGCGCTATATCGCCCATGGCATCTTCGCTAACGCCAATTACTTCAGCTAACTTCTGTAATCCATTTTTCTGTTCAGGCATCACACAGACCTCAGCCAAATAGCGGCATAAACTGACGTTGCAACACGGTTTTTCCTATAAGCACCTGTTTTAATGAATGGCGTCCGGTAAACAGGCACCCCATTTATTGCCAAGACAGTAATTGGACCGCGCCAGTCAGGTAATTGGATATCACTCAATTGCCTTGCCGGCAGGCCATCGCAAGTCCATTGGGTTTCAGCAGGGATCTTCGGGATTTCCATTCTGGAAAAATTCAATCGATGCGACATCATGCGGCCTTTTGTTTTTTGCTGAGATACTGCGCAGCCAGCGCCTGTATACGGGATTTATCGGAGTGTTTTGCTTCAAACTGGCGGCCCGGATCCACAATGCCGGATGATTGAAACATCTTGAGGCCTAAAAGCTCGACCATTGGCGGATCACTGCCTTCGTCAGCGTTTAAGTAAATTGCGGTGATTTGCTCTTGCTGGCCTTCACGGTCCAGGCGGCCAATGATTTGTTCGTGCACTTTCGGGCTCCAATCCAACTCGCCAAAAATGACGGTCGAACACCGGTGCTGCAAACCATCAAGGCCAGCACCTGAGCGCAGCGACATAATGAAGATGTTTGTTTCTTTGGCTACAAAGGCGCGCACGGCTTCATTTTTCTGCCTGTCTGACTCAGAACCGGTAAACATTACCGGCTTTAAATCCCTGAGCTCTTTTAGCCAGATGTCATATACGTCCCGGTGCCACCCCATCAAGAGCACAGGAACGTCGTTCTCTGCCATGATCCGGACATAGCTGGCGACTGCTTTGGCCTTACTGACGCCGGTTGCATGACGCAGCAACAAATCCAGCTCCCGGCCGGCACGGCCTCGCTCCATAAATGAGCCCATTTGAGTGCGCATTGCCAGCTGGCGCGCAAGTGCCTCAACATCTTTGAGGGCTTTCTCATCCGGATCCACGTACTCAATGATGCTGTTCAGTGGTGGCATTTGCTGACCGACTTCGCGCTTGGTTCTGCGCAGCATAATGTTTTGTTCGCGCAGGTATGAGCCCAGGGCCTCTGGATCAATAACTTGCTTATCGTCACGACACCATTCCCGCAAAAACTCATCCCAGCCGCCCAGTACGGTCGGATCCAGCATTTTTAGAATGTTGAATATCTCAGAGCCATAGTTGTAAATAGGCGTAGCAGACAGGCCAAGCCGGTATTGTGCATACTGGCTGAGAATATTGGCCGCGCAGCCCTTATCACTCTCTGTACCGCGGCGCAGCTCCTGAATTTCGTCATAAATAACCGTTTTAAAGAAGCCATCCCGGTAGGTATCAACCCATCCGGAAAGCTGGCTGTAGCGAAATAAATAAACATCAGCCTCCGGCAAGCTGTAGGGCCTTGTACCCTTGATGCAATGCACGCGCAGCGTCGTGAACTGCTCGATTTTCTCTTTCCACTGCGACTGCAGGTGCGTTTGCACCACAACGGCCGCTGGTATGGTTGCCGGCTCCAATAAAAGCCCTGCAGCGGTATATGTTTTGCCAAGGCCAACATCATCGCCCAGCAGCAACGCCTTTCTGAGCAATGTCAGCTCAATTGCCTGGGACTGATATGGGCGCACGTTCTGACCATCACGCAGCCCCTGGCGCGTTTTGAATTCGAACCCCGGCCGCAAGATATCTTCCATCCGGTTTTGTGTCGCAAAGTACTGCTTTTCGCCTTTGTTAAGCGCGCGGCGATCAGCAACTGACATCGAAAACGGGTACCGGGATTCAAACCAGGACAAATCAGCACAGTGATTCTCATCGTTAGGAAAATCAAAAGGCCCGCTTGATGCTTTGTAAATGCGCGGAAACAGCTGCTTTAAGCGGATGGCCACATGCGGCGGAATATCCGCCAGCCGCCATTTATTATTGATAAGGGACAACTGCCCGTAGGTCCTTTTCATAACCATCCGGCCCCCATCGACGCCACAAAAGCGGGCTTTTCATTGATTTTTTCAGGCAGGTGCATTGCAGTGGCGGTATACAAGATCAGCGCAGCAATATCGTCATGCTGAGCGTAGCGCTCTAACTGCCGGTATATCGACTTGCGCTGCGCTTTGATTTTGAGCTCAATCACAACCTGCTGAGCGCTCAGCTTCACCACAAAATCCGGAATGTCTTTATCTGACAGGCGCTTTTCGCGCTCGAACTCATACCCGGCATCTTCCAGCAAATCCGCCAAATCGGCCTGAGCCGTTTTTTCATCAGATGTCTTCAACCGTTGCCGGCTTAAAAATCGCAATAGGTCTTGCACGTCATCTGGTTTGACTGCCGGAATATCGGCCAGATTAGTCACTGTCCAGGTGTGTTCTGGCGGTGTATGTTCTTCAGGCCGGATCTGCACTTCACTTGCCGGCAGCGGGCAGGCTTCAGGAATTCGCCAAAGTTTGACAACGCCAGTGCCGTAATCAACATGATGCGGCACAACAAAGCCAGTTGCTTTACAGCCAACGATATCGACAAAACCGGTGTATTTGCATAAGTTGGCGCAACCGCCACAGTTAAGCGCAGGTTTCACAGGCGCCTCCATTTTTATGGTTAGATAAAAGCCCTAGGCGGCGCATGCATGCCCTGAATTTTTCACTGGCTAGTCGGTTGTGCTCGCGCTCAAACCAATCAACAGCGCGCTGCAGCTCAGTAATATCCCGCGGCACCGGGTAGGACTTAAAATTGCGGTCAGTAGGTCCACGGCGCAGCAATTCGCCGCGGCGCTCTGGATTTAATTGATAGGTGGATCCCTTAATCGTCAAAGGCCGGCTCATCGCCCCCCCTGATAGATAATGCCCAAGATGGTACGGGCTTTGTCGTAGTGCCCCAGCAAAATACCGTTATCACTATCAGTCTGAACAAAGTGATCAGCCTGCTCAGGTAGCATGCTCGGATCGTCATCCAATATCAGATAGTTCTCGATATCCTGGTGACGTGATAGCCATTCTGCGATTTCATGGCCGCGCGTCAGGCCATCAATGCTTTTGGTGCGCCAGTCATGGTGGAATGCGTTTGCGATATCTTTAAAGCCACAGCAGCGGAATATCTGCTTTAGTTCGCGCGGATCATCAGGGCCATGCCGCCAGCTTGAACTGATCACCACGTGGCAATTTGCTTTGATAATGAGATTACGGACCATGTGCATTGCGGCCGGCTCAAAAACACTGACGAATCCACATTCATCGACTGCAGTGGAATAACGCGGCGACTGGATCACGCCATCGATATCCAGAAAAATGACAGGCCGGCTCATTGAGCACCGCCAGCTTTGCTTTGGCCGCAATCCAGACAAAACAGCACCGCAATGCCATCCTCTGTTTGCTGCTCTATAGCATTGGTACAAGCACAATCCGCCAGCGCTGCCCATGGCAAATATTCCTCAGAAAGCGCAGCTATCGAAGCGGCAGTAACACGCTGCCCAGTCAGCACTGAAAGTTTATGAATGCCCGCAATGAAGTGAATCCGTGCGCCATGCTCAGCTACTTTGGCCGCAGATTCATAGCTGTGTTGATTCATGCTGTACCGCCTGGCTGCTGTGCCAACTGCCGTGCGTATTTCAGGATCGCGGCCGGGTTTCGTATCAACCAACGCGGGCAGGTATTTTTCGGCCATCCATCCTCGCCGCTGTAGTCATCCCAGTCGGTAAAAGTATCGAAAACATACTCTTTCAACATGGTCCAGCAGCAGGCGTCAGACCATTCCGGTTCGTAATACCCGCTCATTGCTCCATAGCCAATCGTGCCAGGCAGCTGATTAAAGTATTGCGATACTTCACCACCCCGATAGCGCCAGCGGTATTTGCGATACACTTGCGGCGTCCTTTCTAAATCACCGTCAACAGGCCCAGAAACTACACGCTCTAAAGTTTGCGTCAAACCAAGCGCGATAACGATAGGCTCTGCCTTTTGTGTGAGTTTTTTCAGAATGCGCGGATTCACTTCAGCACCTCACGATTGCCAAGATGGTTCGGAGTGCTGACAACACCTTTTGCTTCCATCGATTCAATCAGGCGCGCGGCACGGTTGTAGCCAATTCTGAATTGACGCTGCACTGCAGACACTGACGCTTTGCGGGATAAAATGACGAAGGCCTCAGCCTCTGCATAAAACGGATCCGCCAGCTCTGACACCTCATCATCAGTACTGGCCGTATCACTTTCTGGCGCGGACACACTGACTTTTGAAACCGGCTCACCAACCAGGCTGATTAATGAAGCAATCACGTTTCTCATCTGGTCGATACATAAGATCCAATCTGCATTTAAGCGCAGCTCTAAATCTTCCCAGCCCATTTCATCATTCGTATTGGCAATGATGTCATGCCACTTAATACCAGTCAGGACACCGCAATCTTTAATCTTGAATTCGTACTGCTCAGGCACAGCCAGCACCAGCTCAGTAACTAACTTGTCCTCTAAATGGCTTTGCACTTCCTGAGCGCTCAGCAGCTGATTATCAAACGTTGCTTTGGCGCCTTCTTCGTCCGGGGCTTTGAGCTTTGCGGCGTGCCCGAGCACATAACCGGCCGGCAAATCTTTTTGAGCAAGCCACGACTGCATAAAGCTGCTAAGGCTATGAGAATTGCACCACGGCACCAGCGGCAAACTACCGATGGCTTTACGTAACATGGCTAATAGGTCCTCAGCGCGACTGGCTGAATTGGTATTGACGATCACATAGCCGGCTTTTAAATCGATAGCGGCAACGTACACGGTTGATTTTGAAAACGCGCGCGGCAATAACGTCTGGATCAGCTCTTCTTTGAGGCCCTGCTTTTCTTTGCGGCCAAGCGGCCGGCCTTTTTCCGCTTCGAGCGCATCAATTTTTGGCTGCAGCTCTTCAGCAAGGACCTGTGCCGGTAATAGTTTTTCCTGACGTTTGAGCGCCACCAGGTAAATATCATCCGTAACGGCATGGCAGTAGCTTTTAATTTTTGGATGCACCGGATAGGTAAAACCGAGCTTTAACGCGTCCTGTCCCATGCAAGGCGTAAACTTGTGCGCTGCAAGTAATACCTCTAATCCTGCTGCATCTACCTGCAACGGCTCTGTCATTTTGTAAATTCGCGCGTGCTTTAACAAAGGCATTTTTAACCCTGCCGATTTACACTGTAAATCGCCTTATAATCATATAGTTAACCAAAAGCGCCGACTGTAAATCGGCGCACAAAATCACTCTTCTTCATCACCAATCAAAAGGCCTTCGCGCTTTTGGCGCAGCCGTTCTTGAGCTGCTTCAATGCGGTCCCGGATTTTTAGCAAGTCACGCGGGCCGGTGGCGTAATGAGATCTCCGCGCCTCGTTGTGCTTTTCTTGGTTGCGTCGGGTAATGACTAAATCTTGTTGGCTTAAATGCATTTTTGTTATTCCAAAACAGGGACCGCAGGGGCCGCATCAATCATTGCTTTGTAGTCTTCGGTTAACAGGAGGTCTTCACCTTCTTCAAAGTCTTGACCAAGTGCCGCTGCTAACTGATCTTGTGTTGGACAATAGGGCACTACCCGGTGAGTTTCTGGCACCAGGACCACAGTCCGCTTGTCCGGAACTTTTGCGATGTTTTTGATGGCAGCGTCGGCCATGGCGCCAATGCGCTGCCGAGCATCTGGATCTGATACCGATTTATCCGCTGATAACGTATGGATATCGATAAGAGTTGCGAGTAAAGAGTGTTCGCGTTGTGATGTATTCATTAATGTGTCTGCCCTTATAAGTTCGACCGTGTTACCAGCACGGTCAAACAAACACGCCGGTTAAGCCGGCGCACTTACCTGCGACGCTGGCGCCAGAAATAGCCGCCAGTGACGCCAGATTTCATCCAACAGCGGGCTGGGCGTAAAAACCGCCAGCGCTTCAGCTGCCAATTCAAATTCAGATTGCCGGCAAAAGACTTGCACAAAACGGCTTTGCACAAACCAGGCAACAAACTCAGCCGAGTCGTCAAACTGAGCAAGCTCATGCTCTCGATGCAAATCATGCATATCGCGCTGAGAAATAGAGCCCGGCAATGGTGCGTAAATGTAAGGGACGCCGGCGCTTTGTGGGCCTTGTAACACCCGAGCCAGCCGGGCGCGCGTTTCTTCAACTGAGAATTCAAGTGCATTCGGGCCGAGTAACTTACAAAACTGGTCTTTGGAATAGGACCGCAGAACGCTAAGCGGCGTAGAGTGCCCGGCAGTCACAGGGAATTGGTGAGTCTTTTTCCACAAACCAACCTGAACAATCAAAAGGCCAAGCGTCGATGTTTGCTCAAGCCGAAACAGGATATTGACCACGCGGTCTTGATGACTGTATTTAATCGTCGGCATTTCAGGCGTTAGTAGGGACGCTGACATAAGGCCCCCGCCTGATTCTGTTTATACATGCGCCAGGCGGCCCTATCGGTCCCGGTGATGGCTTTGTAATTTGGATGCTTGATCGCATCCGCCAGCGCCATAAAACCGTCTTTACATTGCAGGCAGCTGATGCCGCTACAGCACGGGCACTCAACCAAGCCATTTTGGGCCGTTGATAACAGCATGCCGCGCTTTAGGTGTCTAACATTGCGATACATCAGGCAGCCCCCTCTGTACCCGCTGTTAAATCAGCACGAATGAACTGCTCTCTTTTGGCCGGCGTCATAGCCGCAAAACTTTCAACGGCAGCACGAACTAACACGCTGTCAGAAGCCGGCATACCAGCGGCATGCGCCTCTTTTTTTGCCTGCGCAATCAAGCCAACTTGCTTTGGTCGCATTGCGTAACTTTTTGGTTGTGTCTTTTTGCTCATATTCTGCAGCCGGTTATTAATCGTTATTAAGGTTATTATCCTAACGTTGAATAGGCAATAATTTTAATTAATATTTTTGACTGTAAATAAGAACAGTATTGGATCAGTAAAAAAGAATGGATCTGCAAAACGAGCGGATCTAAACTGCGATCCGTTTTGAAAATGATCTGTTTAGATCCGCGTTTGGATCGTCTAAGATGGATTGGAAAGATTAACTAACTACAGGTTTTAGATGGGAAAATAATGAAGAGCACAAAATAAAAAAGGACTCCGCCAAGAGTCCTCTTTTATGGGTCGAAACGCTGAACACCTGAGCATCAGGGGAAGCAACTATCTCACACCTCAAATCCAAGGTGATGATAGTTCAAAAATGCTCAGCGGGTCAACTCGCGCTCAAAAAAAAACCAATAAAAAGAGCATTTTTACATGGAAACTATCTTCACAATTCGGCATAGCGCCGCGTTGGTATCTGCTATTGAGCTTTTGATATCAACAAAAATGATAAAATCAGGGCCTGGCAGGACATTGCAGGCCATTGCGCTTTTCTGGAATCCGCAAGGACAAATCTACCCGAGTCAGCAAAAACTAGCGCTGATGACCGGCGTTGCACGCCGAACCATCATTACTCACATTCAGGCTTTAACTGACGCCGGGATAATCACGACATCTGCCCGCTTTAAGAAACACACTGACGGCACTGTTAGCTGCGCCAGTCTGAACTATGCCTTTGTGCAATCGAAGCTGGGAGAGCTGTTTGCCAAAGCCCGGCTTGCACTGAAAAAAGCCGCGGTTGCAGCAGCCAAGAGCCAGAAAAAAGATCACATAGCCCCCCTGGAAAATGATCACACTATCAGCTCTACCGAGCATGGTCCTTCGGACGTTAAGATCACTGTCCGCAGCGCACTGCTGGACTGGTTTAAATCTCAAATCTCAAAAGCTCTGCAAAGCGAAAGCAATCACCAGGGCGCTATTGCCAAAAAAGCAGCCTATAACGCAGCTACAGAACGCAACCGCATTGCAAGAGGGCAAGCATTCAGCCCTGAAGAGCAAAAACGCCGCAAAGCCATTGCAGACGCGGTAAGGCCTGAGCGTGAAAAAGCCGCCAGCACGGCAGAACGGATTATTGAGCTGTCAAAAGCCCTGCTAACCTGGACGCGCAGTAAAACCGGTTTTGACAAGGCGCAGCATGCCGAGCTGATGACACTCACGGCAAACGGCGCCTATCTGGATATCGCAACCAAGATTGCAGCTGGCAACTATTCAGCAGCTGCAAATTAGCGCTGGTTTTATCATGGTGATGGTTGAACAACCAAGGGGGACCAACCGTGATAGACAAATTGCTAAAAGCTGGCTTGCCGTACCTGTCTGGTGCGTTATTGCTGCTCATTGCCGGCCTTGGCTTTGCCTGGTACCACGCCAGTAGCGGTCTGAAACTGGCACAGAGCCAGGCACAGACGCAAGCGGCAGAACTCAAAGGCAAATCCGAGCGCATTGGGGCGTTAGAACTTCAGCTGACCAGCGCGCAGGAAACGGCTGCAGAGAACCAGAAGGAACTGTTAGCCCTGCAAAGCAAGCACCGGGATTTGTCCGGGCGATTTACTGATCTGGAAAAAGCCAAGGCTGCCGCAGCGGCACACAACGCCCAAACAATTAAAGAAATGATGGAGAAATTTGATAATGAAAATGACAGCTGCGCTCATCTACCTATGCCTGATCATGTTATTCGGATGCTCAACAACGCCGCCACCAGCGCCAAACGTTCAGTACATCGTCAAAACTGAGCGTTACCGGGATCCGGTGCCTGAGCACATGACCGCGCCTTGTGAAGTGCCTGAGCTTGGCGGGCAACAATGGAAATACAGCCCGGCGCTGTCGATGACGCTTTACACCGCACTGGCAAGCTGCAACAACAGACTGCAGCTGATTGAAGACTGTTACGGCAAAGGTGCAAGCAATGACAGCTGCGCACCGCCAGCACCAACAAAATGACAAAGCCGGGTTAGCCCGGCTTTTTTATCTCACACCATGCCACCGGCGTCCCATCGCGCAGCACCATATAACAAACTGGACCACGGTCAGTATGCATCAGGCCGCCCAGTAACACCGTATGTTTGCAGTAATTGGTCCAGGGACCTAAAACGCTATTCTCAGGCGAAAAACCACTGATCCCGGTAATTTTCACGGGCCTTTCGGTCTGCGCTAAATCTGATTCGTCTATCCAGCCTTCAAATTGAACATTCACCCATTCACGCCCGTAGAGCAACACCGGTACCGACTGGCCGCACGCCGGATAGCCCGAGCTCACCACATGCGGCGCCAGGTATACGTTAGCCATATTGAATTTGCGCCGAATGCAGGGCAAATGAGCACCTTTTTAAAAACGGTTAAATGATTGATTGCATTGCGATTTACAGTGTAAATCGGTTTGTTCTTTTCTGCTTCAATTTCACGCGCATCCTTGCACGGGAAATTGGAGAAATCAGTGGGTTTTTAGATATTCAGCTGCCGCGTGTGGAGAACCAAAGGCCGCACTGACGCCTTGAATGCGTTTAAGCTCAAGCTCAAGCCTTGCCGACTCTATAGCCTGCTGCTTTTCAGCTAAATAGGCTTCATGCACCGGGTAAAGCGCAACGGCCGAGCTTACAAACACCAAGCTCATCAACAGATAAACAACCACTGACGGCCGATTGCCTGCTTTGACGCCCCACGCGGCCATAACAAGCGTCATCAGTGCCAGAAACACCAGCAAGTAAGCGACATTCATCAGACACGCCCCAGTTGACCAAAGTTGTTATATCGTGGTGCAACATGCTCGACCAATTCATCTGGTTTGCCGGCGTGCTGCGCACCTGACTTAATCACTGGCGCTTTGTGCTCACCTGGTAACGCGCTTAAATCGGTTTTATGCATACTGCTCAGCAGCTGCACAACGGTTTCGACATCAGCGGCGGTTTTCATATTCAGCATTGCATGGCGCTGATCTGCAGTGACGAAAAACGGCAGTTTATCGAGCATAGTTTCCATGTTGCTGCGTACCATCTGCTGCTCTTGCATCATGGCTGATAACAGCATTTCGCTGTACGCTTCAGCATCCTGATTATCACCGCGGCTAAAGCTACTCAGCAGCTGCTGTGACGCATCACCAAACACGGTCCCCATGCTTGATAACAGGCTATCTTGTGCACCAACTGAACTTAACAGCATCTGCTGACGCTGCAGCGGGATAAAATTAGGCTGGCGAACATAGTCAAAGCCTTTAAATGAGCGCGCAATGGCAGGACCGGTCCCCGGATTACTGCCGGCCATAGCCCACGAAAATCCGCCATGACCGGCCATGTAAAGCTCATAGCACTTGCGGCCCATTTCCGTCGGCAGGAATTCTTGTGTGTGTGTGACATTGCCGGCATCGTCAACATCCACCTCAAGCGTGCGTACAACTGGCTCAATCTGCAGCACCACGGCCTTGCCATCGACCTGAACCACTTCCATTTCGCCCGGATCAATCTTGCCGCTGAGTTCGCGCGGCCGGTGTCCAAAAAAGCCAATGGCTTCTTTAAGGCGGATCCGCTCTTTTGTTTCAGATGAGCGCAACGTTTGCTGCAGCGCAGATAATTGGAAACTTTGCGGCGCTGGATTGTGGCGGCGCCCGTCGTTGAAAATATTAAAGGTTTCTTTGACGATCATCGTCATATCTATTCCCCTGATAAAAGTAATTTATGCATAACAGATTGCAGCAATACCTGCTGTTCGCTGCTGTCCATGCCGCTGAGTAAGTGATCGATTTTGTCATTGACGCCGGTAAACGATGACATCAGATCGCCGCCACCATCTTCGGCCTGTGCAGCCTCTTGTTTGCCAGCTTCTATCAGCTCTTTTGCAATCGTTTTTACTGTGTCCGGATCTGTGTTCAGGACCGGCGTCAGCAGTAATTCAACGAGCTTGGCTGAGTTTTTAGCAGCGCCGCCAGTGAGGCCATCAATCAGCTGTGTCACAATCAGACTACGGTTTGCGTTGGTTTCCCGTGAATCGGCTTCAGCCTGCTCAACGGCTGTATTAAGACCGGTAAATGTCACAGTCCAAGGCCGCTTAGCCCCGTGTGGAAAGACTTTTTTGTGCTTGTGCCACAAGTGCAAGTCAATCAGGCGCTCAATCGCATTGGTGCAGCCCTGGCGGATCCACTCTGCGCGGCGTGTTGACTGAATGCTGGTCTGGAAAAAACCGCCTTCGCCTAATCCACCACTGAGTAAATCAGCCCAGCCAAGCATGCTGGCATCAAGGCCCATCGATGACGCCAGGCGGCGCAGATGGAATAAGATATCTTCGATATCGGCAATATTCGGATCAACGCGCTGCGTATCAATTGCGACCTGCCCTTTTGAGGCCCCGTTAATCGGGATTAGGCTATTTGTGATGAGCGGGCGCAACTTGCGCAGCCAGTTTTTCCGCTCTTGCGCTTCGACATTGGCTTTTAACTGTGCTGCCACAAAATTGCCGTATTCGGCCGCCTGAATTGGATCCAGCGTTTCCATAGGTAACATGATCATGCGGTCAATGCGGCTGGCGTTGCGCCGGCTTCCACGCATCGAGTCAATAGCGTCGAGCAAATCCCGGTAGGGCTCATACGTCTTAGCCAGGAACGAATGGCCGTAGTTCTGAGTCTCACAAATCGACTGATCTAGCAAATCATCAAACAGGCTGTATTCAACACCCATGTTTTGCGGCATGACTTCAGGATGCGGCTGATGGAATGGCACTTTGATGGGCACCAGCGTCCAAGGCGGTGCAAGTTGCACTGCGGCGCCCTTGCTGCGCTCTTTGAGATACATGTTTGTGTAGCCCGCCAGCAGGCCTGATCGCTCATATTCCCGGACATGATGCGGCAGCGTCCAATAGCTGTGCTCAATGTGAGTAATGCCCTGACCGTCTTTGGCGTATGGCCGCACGTAACTGACGCCATAAGTCACCATCGTTTTCGCCCAGTCAACAATATCCTTGTTGATCATCGGCATCAGCTCGTCATTGAGCTCTTTGACCAGATCCGCAAATTCTTCCTGATTGGTTGCCAGTGTGATGGCCTGGCGTGTCTCTGTGTCAGCGCTTAAAGCATTCGACACATGAATAGTTAACGCCTCATCGACCAGTGGATCGTTTGCCATTTCCGCATACTGCGCGTACTTCTCAGCACGCTCTAATTGCATGCCAGAGATATCCATCATATCCGCATCGCTGTGCGGATCAGCGCTTTGACCGTGACTAATCCCGACTCGGGCGCTCGACAATGGCGAGTCCTGGACCATTGCCACGCGGTCCCGTTCGTTGTTTTCCATGTAAGCAGGGAATAGCACGCTGGCGAACGATTTCAGCATGCTTGCAACAACGCCTTTTTCCCCATTCGATTTAGGCATTAATTAACCACTATTCAACGTTAGGATATTATGAGCTGTCAGCATACCGCTGGCGCTAAAAAAAGAGTACAAAATGAGCCAACTATTCCTTGCGCGGGCGCGCCGGGCGACGGGGATTCGTGGGATCCTGTCCGCCTTTGATGCGTGCCTCCCAAAATCAAATAAGGCTTTTGGCGTTGAAATGGTCGGCAGCAATGCTGATGAACGACGTAAAGCCAATGCTGCTGCTATCTCTGTCCTCGAATCAAATCCAGATCCAACACTGCTGACTGACCAAGAAAAGCAAGCACTGCGCGGCTATACCGGTCGGGGCGGCATCGGTGATTCAACCAATGAATACTACACACCAAAAGCGCTGGCTTCCGGCGTGTGGGACTTGCTGAAGAGCTTTGGTTTTAGCGGCGGCAACGTCTGCGAACCAAGCTGTGCCACCGGCGTTTTTAACGAAACAAAGCTGGAAAACACCATTATCACCGGTGCTGAAGTGGATCCAACGTCCAGCCGCATTAACCAGCTGCTGCACCCGGATGACACTATTCACAATATGCCGTTTGAGGCCTTAGCCAAGGTGACGCCTGACGGCACTTTTGATGCGGTGATCGGCAACGCGCCTTTTGGCGCCCGGATGAATGCATTTGCCAACCAGGATGATGCGTACCGGGACATGAAAACGAATGAGCAGTACTTTGTAATGCGCTCAATCGACAAAGTAAAGCCTGGCGGACTGGTTGTGCTTATCGTCAATACAGCAATCGTCAGCACTAAATCACTCAATAAATTCCGGGCAAAGGTGGCGAGAAAGGCCGAGTTTTTGGGCGCGCACCGCATCCCATCGGGCACCTTTGGCGCATCAGGCAGTGATTCTGTGGTGACTGACGTTGTTGTATTCAGAAAGCACCCTGAAGACCTGGCAGAGCGCATTGAAAGCCTGCGGGACAGCGTATTGAAAGACGCCAACGTGCTGTGGGACACCTTTATCAGCGGTAACTGGTTTAAAGAAGACGGCCGCAAGTTTGTGCACGGTGAAGTCTTAGAAGGCGCCGGCCAATGGGGCAGTGACTTAGTTGTGATTCCAGGCTTGCCAAAAGCTGAAGCCGGGCAGCGCTTAACAGCTGAGCAGCGTATCGAGAAACTGAACAAAATTGACGGCCATAACGCTGCCATCGCTAAAAAGCTCAGCATGAAATTCGACAGCCGCATTGATTGGGATTTGCTCGAATCAGCAGAGCCAGTGACACCGACGTATACAGACGGCGATCGCCGGATGATTAACGGCCGCTGGTATGAAATGGAACTGGGCCAATGGTTGCCGGTACCCGTTGCAGAAAGCTCAGGCACGCTGGACGCTGAGAAATACGGCTTTAGCTCTATCACCGACCTGACCGACGCTATGAGCGATATCCGCGGCGCTATCCGCTTGCCGATGAATCAGCTCAACAACATCTACAGCAACATGCGCGACAAGCTACCGCTCGAAGTGCAGGCGGCTTTCCAGCTGGCAAATCAGGTAGGGCCTGAGCATCGGGAGCGCCTGGTAAAAGGCGCACTGATTGGTTCACTGCTGCAGGCATTCAATGAACGCCGCGACCGCGACTATGACGATTCGACAGAAGTCACTGAGCTGCAGCAAATGTGTCGCCACATGTTCGACACCCTGGGGGATAGCAACAACGTGCGCGGCCTCAAGGGCCTCACCGGTGACAGCGCCGCCAGCTATAAGTTTTTTGCCGCTGCAATGGATGAGAACGGCCAATTCCGCAACCTGTTATCGGGCGAAGTGGAAAAGACCAAGATCTACATTCACGACCACGAAAACGCCGAGCATGTGATTGAAATGCTGACCGCCAACCTTGACGGCGGGATCACGCTCGACCAATTCCGGGACCGGTACGAGGGCACCTGGACATCGCTTAGTGATGATGAGTTGCTGGACAAGCTGGCAATGCTGGAAAACGTGGCAATTGACCACAATGGCAACCTGCAGCTAATGGACCGCGCTTGTTCTGGCGATATCACCAAAAACCGCGCCCGCATCATGCAAGGCCTGGCAAACACAATGCTCAGTGATGCTGTACGGCAGAATTTAAGCCGCCAGCTCGACACCATTAAGCGCCGGCGCAAGTGGACCAAGGCTGAGCGTATTAACTTTGGTATGCGCGACCCGTATATCCCGCGCAACCTGGTTTTAGAGTTTTTGCAGTCTGAAGGCTTTGAAGATCTGAAGTATGTCGGCGTAACGCACCAGGAGAACGTGGACACTGGCGCGCTGGATATGGTCGAAGTTGACGACTACACCGGCCCGGATGGCTTCTATACCGGCTATTACACGCAAGACGGTGCGCAAAAAACCCGTAAAGACGATGACGGCGGCACCCTGGGGGCGCAGCTGGAAAAATACCTGAACGGTTTACTGGTCCGCTCTTCTGATGCAAAAGAAAACTCTAAATACCGCGACAAGATCCGCGCCTTAGAAACCCGTTTCCAGGCGTTTATCCGCCAGCACGATAGCGCTGATGAGCTGGTTGAACGCTATAACGACATGTATAACGGCCATATTCCGTTTGAGCACAGTGATGCACCTATCGCGTTTGAAGGCGTGTCCGGTGAAGTGGTGCACAAAGGCTATCAATGCTCAGGCATTCGCCGGGCGGTCGAAGAGGGCGGCGGGATTTTAGGCTTTGGTACCGGTCTTGGTAAAACGTTCACAGCCCTTGGCGCTGCCAAGTACGCAACGCAAACAAAGCGCGCGCGTCGTGTCTGTGTCGTGGTACCTAAAGCGGTCAATGAGAACTGGATCAATGAAACCGTGCTGTTTTACGGCGCTGGCAATTTAAACGATGTCATGTTTGTGGGCTTTGACCTTGTGCGTAACGACGCCGGGGAACTGACAACCACGCCAATTATCGGCGGTGATGGCAAACAGAAGATTAACCCGACATCAGGCAATCCGATGAGCAATCCAGTGCTGCGCGAAAGCAGCCCGGAAGAAATCACACGGAAAATGCACTTAATCCCGCACAGCAACGTCAGCCTGGTGCTGATGACCAAAGAGCAATACGCCCGCATTCCGCTCAAAGCGCAAACGCTGGATGACAACGCGCAAGAGCACTTAACTGCGCACCAATTAAAAGACCATGTGGCTATGGTGGCGAAGGGCTATAAGCAGCAAGCCAAAAAAGAAGCGGTCTTAAACAAGTTCAGCGATGCGGGCACTGAGAAAGTGCAGGAATATCCGTACTTCGAAGACATGAACTTTGACATGGTGATAGTCGATGAGGCCCACAACTACCGCAACAGCCAGGATGCAGGCCAAATCAGCCGCGGCTTAGTCTATGTATCTGCAGGCCAAGAGGCGCAAGTGGCTGCTGATATGCGTCAAAAGCTGCAGTACGTCAAACGCAAAAACAACGGCCGGGGCGCACTGCTGCTGACCGCTACACCAACGCCCAACAGTCCGCTGGATATCTACAACATGCTGTCGCATGTGATGACTACAGAAGAGTGGCTGAAACTTGGCATTGCCAACCAGGATGATTTTATCCGGGCATTCGGTGAAGTCTCTGAAGTCATGATCAACCGCATCAGCGGCGGCGTTGCCTACGTCGAAGGCCTGACCGGCTTTAAGAATCTGGATGCGTTACGCTCATTGTTCCAGAAGTACGTGAATAAAAAGAACGTCGATGACGTGGCAGAAGATGTCAAAGTGCCGAAAGTTGTGGACCAGGTAGCAAAAGTAACCTTGTCAACAGATCAGGCCGATGCGTACAACGTGCTGCGCCTGCGTGCCCGCATGATCAGTGAGCACGCCAGCGGGGCAGATCCACGCGATAACGCCACCGATGAAGAAATAGCGCTGATTGATGAGCTCGAAGCGCGGTACCCGGATGATCAGCTGTTCAGCGTCATTCGTGATATGGACCGCGTGTGTACGGATATCGAGCTGTACCAGGGCGCCATGAGTTTTGTGTTCAGCAAGGACAAAGCCGCCAGCGCGAAAAAACTGATGGCAAGCCTCAAGCCAAGCAAAACAAAGACAATCAGCGACCGTAACGAATCGGGTGATCCGGTGAAGGTGAAAGTTGAGCTGAAATTAAACCTGCAGGAACGCACCGATAGCCAGGGCAACTACATTGCCAAAATCAATATGGAATTTGAGCAGGACGTACTGGCGGCCCTGAAGAAGCACGGTTTAAGTCAGCGGGATATCACGCACCCACTGAGCCCGAAATATGCGGCCATGGTTGAGCGGCTGAAAGAAGGCTTAGCGAAGGGCGGCAAACAGCTGATTTTCAGCGAAGAGAAAAGCCAGCATAAGAAACTGCACCGCATTCTATGCCACCACTTAGGCCTGGAACCGACGCAAATCGGTATTTTAAACGGCGATACTGTGGCCGGCGTTGAAAGCGCAGTCAACGATGAGAACGCTAAGGCCGCGCGTAAAGCTGCCAGCGACAATGCTGAAGCGATGGATGAAGACACCATTGAACTTGAGGGCATTGAAGCAATTGCCAGCCGTTACAACAGCGGCGAATTCAAAGTGCTCATTCTCAATAAAAAGGGCGAAGTTGGCGTAAACCTTCACATAGGCACGTCAGATATTCACCACGCCACACTGCCATGGACGCGTGACAGCTTAACTCAGCGTAATGGCCGGGGCGCCCGTGTCGGCGCACCACAAGATGAGGTAACTTCTCACATTTACGTCAATGACGGCAGCTTTGACGTTTTCCGAAAAGAAACCATCGACCGTAAAGGCGCCTGGCAAGATGAGCTTTTCCACGGTGAAGGCGCGCGCATCGATAACGGTGATGCTGAGCCAGACTTTGATGTCCGGGCTATTTTAGCCAGTAACGTCGAAGAGTACCGGGCGCAGATGGCAGAGCAGCGCCGCTTGGCTGAAGAAGCGTTGAAAAAGGAAAAGGCCGCTGAGGCTGCTATTTCACTGCACAACTACATCAAAGCCGTGAAATTAATGGACCGCAATATCGATGCTGAGCGCGATGCAGAAGCCAAGCAGCAAGAGCACGTCAGCAAATTGACTGCAGATTTTGAGCGGTTAACGGCTGAAGTGGACAACGCGCGCACAGCCTGGAAAGCGCTGAGCGAAACCAACGGCGCTGATCCGGCCGCTGTGAGCATGCTTCGAAACCGCTGGCGCCAGGCTAACGGCAAAGCTGTAGATCAGCAAAAACTGTTGCGTGCTGCTGAAAAGCGTTTAGCTCAGGTGAAATCACTGATCCAGTCAATCACGCGTGCCAAAGGACAGGCCAAGCTGATGCGGACCAACGTGGAATCGGCCATCGAGCAAGGTTTACTCAATGTGACGATGAGCGATTTGGACAAGGGCGGCGACCTGGCTGTCACCAATGGCCGCATTTTCCGGGTAGGCGAGTACTACAGCGCGACTTATGTCAGCAACTACGGCCGCAACCGCGACAAGGAGCAAATTGTTGTGCGCATCGTTGAGCTGAACCCGGATCAGACTACTTGTAAGGCTATGGCCGTGTTTGGCTATCGTAAGAATTCAACTTACGACATGCAGCTGAAAATGTTTGGCAACCGGATTGAAGTCAACGAGGATGAAATCACCCTCCGCCAGCGGCTGGAATCTATCAGCTATTCAGAAATTCAGTCTGTACTGGACCGCAACGAGTTTTACCGGCGTCTGCGCGATGGACATGTAAACAAGCACATGGAAGTTTTAACGCGGGAGTCCGACGGCTTCAATATGCGCAGCCTGTACGCGATATCTGACGATGAGATAGACACCATTGTTTACCCGGACTTTGCTGACACGAAACTGCGTGAAGAAATGATCCAGTATGCGTTAAAGACAATGACAGGGCAGGGCGCCGGTGCAAGCTATGGCCTTGGTCGCAAGGCGAAATTAGTTTTAGGCGCTGACTGGGAAAACGTGGTTGCCAGCGCTGATCCGAATGCGCCAACAGATGAAGATATTGCAAAATGGCTGTCTGAACGCGTTGCGGACTATGAAGGCCGAACCGGCATTAGCTACCCGGAAGTGCTGCGCAGAAACCAACAGGCGCAAGCCTATTCAGAAACCTTGCTCAAAACCATCTATCGCCGGCGCTTTAGTGAAGACATGCCAGGCACAACCGGCCGCCAGAAGTATGATCAGGCCGTCGTTGCGCACGTTGATGCGAAAATCGCAGAGTTAAAAGAGGCCATGAACGCCTACTTAAAACAAATCGAGGACCGCAACAGCGCTGCAGTGGCAAAAGCCCTGGCAGATGATGCTGATACCATCCGCAACCGCCTGAAAAACCGGCCTAAGCGTTTACCGCGCAGCTGGTCTGCATATTCTGCGGACGCCTGGGAAGAACTGACCGACGCACTTAAAGGTACGCCGTATGAGTCTGAGCCGGCTTATCTGGTGGCTGACCTGTTATCAGCAGGCTATACGCCGTACATCAGCCCGAGTGCTGAGAATTGGGCGGTATTGGATGATGACATCGGGCGGTCAATTATCAATCTGAGTGAGCAGGCCAGCCGCTATAGTGGCAAGCTGGATAACTTCTTAGCTGGGGCGCTTGCTATGGCTGAGACTGTCACGCCATCCACGTCCGCCAGCGCCGATCAGTTAGGTGAAATATCCTTTGCCAAGGCATTACTTGAAAAGCACGGTATCAGCTGCCGGCGCAATACCGCGTTTTGCTCAGGCAAGCCGGCTTATAGCTGGATTGGATTGCATGATCCGAAAGGCTATGGTGCTACACTGCAGAAAACGCTGGCGGGTAAAACCAACCCAAACAAAGCAAAACTGGGCGCTGTCTGGTGCGGTAAAGATACAAACGGCATGGCCGAACACTGGCTTATTCCGGCTGATATCGATCCGGCTATCGTCATCGAAGTTTTTGGGCTTTAATCTGATGAGCGATTTACACTGTAAATCGCTTTAATTTCATAGAGATAACTATATGAGCATAGTGATTTTACCGGATGATGTCGTAAAGCTGCCAGAAGAGGCACTGAGCCAATTCTTGGAAGATAACCGCGACGGCCTGAGCGATGATGATTTTGTGAAGCGTTACGCTGAAGGCTTGGCGACAAGCCTGATTAGCAAGCCAGCAGTTTACCGGACCTTTGGCGCGCACTGGTGGCCGCTCAAGCGTATTCTGCTGGCGCGCGGACTGCTGCCAGCGCAATACGGTGATAGCTTTGATTCAGAAGCGGACCGGCTTTTCAGTCAATCTACGGATGCGTTAACTGTCTGCGCGGCGCACCTGGCGCAGCAAGACAATGTTTATGGCCGGATGGCCGGGGACATGCAGTTTGTGTACGAGCGGACCAATGGCGAAGCGTATGAGTTCATTCTTGAAGATGATGCGCTGGAACAAAATATTTTCGCTGCGAAAATAGCGCCAGCTTTATCATAGGTGCTCTGGTTGATTGCCCCCAGTTAACCAGGTAGGCATCCCTCAGCCTGTTTTGTGTCCTCAGTAAACAAAAGCCCGCGCAATGCGGGCTTTTTATTGGGCGTTTTGTAGCTCTAAGTTTCTGGCCTTCAGCTGTGCGCGTTGCTTTACCTAATTCTGACGCCCACGGCTAATATGCTGTTCATCACTTCAATAGAGTCAAGCATCCCATTTCCATGAGCTTTCGGTAGGTCAACGAAAAGGCCGCTGATCCATTCCGCGACCGCCTCGCAATTAAGAACTTGAAGGACTTCAGAGCAAGCAGTACATTGCAACTCAAAGACCATAGATATATCAGCAAGGCTTAATTTACCATCACACTTTCCATCAGCTACCTTTGCTGTAGGGCGCCACACCAGATCTCCACTGTGACATTTATGGCAATGAGTGTGCTTCTGTTTTTCCTGGTCCATCTGTCAGGTCTCCTATGCCGCTTTTTCGCGGTCACTGCAAAGTTTGTGTAGCTCTAAAAACTCTTCAAAAGTAAGGCTGTCAATCCAATCGCCGTATTCATCCTCAGTCATGGCATCAAACCGTTCGCTACCAATGGATTTCAACTTTGCACGCAGGCTAATACGATGCGGATTTTCTTCAGGGTCTTGATCAGAAACCTGCTCAACCACCACTGGTTTGACCGGCTCTTTGACAAGACCAGGCATATTAATTGTGTTGCGAGAAGGGTTTGCCAGCTCCGACATCAGATACTGTACAAGCTGCAACGCCTCTTCACGACTAAGTTCAAGCATCTGACCTGTATCCTCTATCGAAAAATTGACTTAAAGCTGCACGGTTACACCGTAAAGCCGGTAAATTTTGCCCGCGACGTATCAAGCATCAGCTTTTTCATGGCCAACTGTTCTGTTTCGTCCAACTCAGATACATTCGACTCCAAAAGGCCAGCTGCAGCTAAGATATCGGCGGCAAAAACAGGCTGATCAAATTCGACCATAAGGCCAGCAGAATAAAAAATACCCTGCTCAAAATCACTTAACTTCTTAGCCATGTTCGTTTTCCTTTATTCCAGAATTGCAGCCACAATGGCCAGCACTTCGTTGACGATTTCTGCAGGGGCTTTTTCGACTTTCACCGCCTGCCGCGCTGTCAAATCAACAGAGCGAATGCCGTTGGCAAGTACAACACCTTGGGTATCGGTGCCTGACCCCATCAGTGTCACAGCAAAGCCCTCAAAACGAGCATAGTTACCACCTTGTGTAATCGGGGCGATCACTGTAAGGCCAAGCTTGTTAAACTGCTTGGTAGACAGCACCAAACAAGGCCGCATATCGCCCTGAATCTCATTACCGGCAGTCGGGTTTAAACAGGCCCGTACAATGTCGCCACGTTCAAATACAGCCATCAGACTTCAGCTCCAACAGCAGGCGCGGCATCCCAGTCTGCCAGTGCTTGTGGCATTGGCGCAGCCGGATCACACTTTGCCAGCAAGTCAGCCAGCTTGTATTTCTGGCGCTGGGAGTTTTGAGCAACAACCAATTGGCCATCAATGGCCTTTGCTTCCAACTTGTCGCCTAATTCAAAGCCAAGCTCTTTGAGCAGCTGAGCTGGTACAACAAGGCCTTTTGAGTTACCAATGCTGCGTAATACAGTTTCCATAAAAACCTCACTCGCGTTATAACGTAGTTCTAACTATACGCCTAATTTCAGCAGTGTCAACTTTGTTATAACTATTTTCAAATCATAAATCGACGCCGCTTTTTGAACGCTTCCAGTCTCTTAACTTTTGACTCTTTACGCTGCACAAACCAATCGGCCAGCGGGCTGTACTGGGCAACGTCCATTGCCAGGATAGTACTGACAGTCTCAGCGCTGAATCCGGTCGTTATCATAAGGTCAGTGGTACTCATGCCTGCCCTATAACCTTCAATAACCGCCGTTCTGACCAGGCTAAGCCTGTTAACCCCAGTATCAACAAGTCCAGCTTGCTCTATCAGCCTGTCCAGAAACTTATTCATTGCAGCCGGTGACTGAGCGCTAGCGCCACGGCTCTGCATCGAGAACGGCTTACCCTTGTCGTTTACCAGCAGCTGGGCAGACGCATCGAGGCCAAGATGATGCTTGCCAGGCTGGCTGTTGATGCCGGATTGCTGCAACCAGTTTAGGTATTGTTCCATCGCATCTTTAAGCGCCGGATGGCTCATAACTATCGGGCGCTCAAATCCATCGCGTGTGATCTCGTCCGGCAACACAACAAACTCCCGCAGTTCGCCAGTTGGCGAAACAAACAGGCCAATCGTGATCAGTGTCAGCTCCGATTCCCGAAGCCCTGCTATACCGGCCAGCAACAACGTCAATTTGTTGCGGTGGCGTAGCGGATCAGTTCTGCCAAAATTACGGGCAACCAGCTGCTGCCAGAACTCCTCATTGCTTAGAGGTCTGCCTTCCATTAAAACGCATCCTATAGGTTAAAAATGCGCAATTGTGCCAACAGTATTTTGTGCTGGCTATCTGCAGGCGTTAAAAAGCCGCGACTGGCGCGGCTCTCGGGCATGAATGCAGGAAACGTCTGAGGATTTAGATTTTAGGCTTGTGCGCTTTCCATTTCATTCAGTGCCGCCAGCTGCAAAAACCGAGAGCGATTCCCGTATGCCGGGTGCTCTTTCACAAACTGGTCAATTTTTAGTGTCAGCAGATCTGGCAGAGTGACATTCACTTTACTGGACTTGCCAAGAAATGGCGTTTCGTCAATCTCTACATGCGCCCAACTCCAACCTTTAAATTCCTCTTTTTTGAACAATTTACTTAAAGGCGTCGGCACGGGCGGCAGCGCCCCTTGCTCAGCTAAATCCGTCAGATGCAAACAAATCGCCTCTTTTACATTTGTCAGCGCTTCTTCTAAGGTGTCACCTGCCGAATAACAGCCCGGCAGATCCGGCACCGCGATACCATAAGATGTATGATCATCACCTGCCTCAATCGCCACTGTATATTGCATAGTCATTACTCCAATTCTGTCTCAAATCCCTCTAAAGCCGGATGCTATTGCCCGCCAGTAGAGCCAAAGAAGGGCGGGCTTACAAGCCCGCGTCCTTTAGTATTTTCTTTGTTAACCCGACACCTAAATCTTTTTTCGGGTGCGGTACGGTTATCGTTCCTTGCTTGGTCGGGTGTTTGAACTGATGGTGACTACCTTTACAACGCACCTCTTTCCATCCATCCGCGATAAGCACGCTTATCAACTCTGAGCTTTTCAACATTCCTCCTGTCCAACTCATAGGGTTATAATAACCCCGATTAATTGAAGAGTAAAGAAAAATAACCCCGATAACCCCATTTATTTTTATGGTCCCGTTTTTTATGTTCACGGTGTCAAGACATTGCGCATTGGCAGCTGATTAGTTATCCACAGAAACAGTGGATAGAGCGGTGTATAAGAATGCAGTGTAGGCGAGAACTAATTGATAACTTAATGATTTTTATATGATTTACAGTGTAAATCGGCGGCCATCCTTGGCCTGCGCGTGGCGGGTGTTATGCGCTAAAATCTGGCCGGGTAAACGCGCCGTTACTGACGTTTTTGTCTAACCAGTACGCGAATACTTCAATAATATTTTCCTCAGTAAAACCGCGTTCATGCGCTGCCATCATGCGCTGCTTGAGTTCTGCCGGTGCGTAGTTCACGTAGTCCGCTGGCTTGAGTGTCGGAATAGTCTCAGCTGGCGGCGCTTCCACTTCTGGCAGACCACCAGCCTGGTACGCAACAGCCGATGTTTTAGCGCCAGCAAAAGCCCAGGATTTAAACTGATCCAGTGGCATCGCCGTGATTGCGCCGAGGCCTTTCCAGCCTTTGTCATAATTTGCAAAGTACGCTGCTTTCGCCTCCGCTGCTGATGCAAAGCCAAGCATAACTTTGTGCTCATCAAAGGTTCGGGTTGCCGGGTTTATCTGGTCAATGATAAAGACTTGTTCAGGCTCTAAAACATCACCTAAAAAGACATCGACCGGATCCCCGTCTGCGCCAGTCGTGCTTTTGATATCGCCGTAATGGTGCTGCATCGTATTGGACCAGGTATTGCCGTTCTCATCCGTACCTGAGCGCGTGCTGCCGGCTGGATTTTCGATGGCAATATCTATCCCGGCAAATACCAGCTGACCTTTTTTGTAGTTGCCGGCTTCTTTCTGCGCCTGCGTCGGTTCTGGCAAGTCATTTTGCTCTGACGTGGCGGCTTTGTTGGCAGCATCATCGATAGCCGCTTGTTCAGCCGTCACCGGGGCCGGTGCTGGCTCTTCCTGGCGTGCGGGCTCGTCCTGAGTCTGTATATCAAGTGCGCTGGTATCAAAGGTGGACACGTCGGCGCCAAACTCAGCGATCAGGTCCTCATTGACGCGGGCAAGGATATCAACCAGCGTTAAATCGCCGCCACCAAACAAGTCATCGACAGCACTGCCTTTGCGGGCCAATTCAGCATTAATGTTTTCAGCCAGGCGCTTAAAGGCAAACGACATTCGCTTGCTGCTGCGGTTATTGGCTGCCACAAAGGCCGCCAGCGCTTCAGCTGCAGGGTCATTGTCACCAAACAGGCTGCTTTGGCTTAGCAGGTCCTTCACGCTTTGATTATTTGCTTTGGCCTGACGTATCAGCTCAGTTGCAGAGACAAGCGCCTGCAGCGCTTCCTGTGCGATATTAGGGCGATCACCATCCGGCGCTGATTTATAGCGCTCAGCACCATCCGACAGCCCATCAACAACGCCGTGGTGAACTTCTGCAGATAACGCCTGCATTTCAACAAAATCAGCAGCAGCGTAGTTCATCGCTGAAAGGATATTCCTGATCTCCGGATCAGTTTCTTCTGCCACCAGGGCAACTAAGCGTTCAGACCGATAGGCTTTGGCAAAAATGGCATTTTGCAGACGGTCAACCAGCTGGCGGGTAGGGCGTCCATCACCGGTATAAAGGCCCGCTGCGCCCGCGTCACCAATTTGTTTGATAAAGGCATCAACAAAGGCCTTATTGTCCGGCCCTGTGAGGGTGCCAGAATCAGCCGGCCTGAACATTGCCATCATCTGTCCGCTGATTTGCTCAGCGTCTACCCATGCGGTTTCTGCTGCGCTCATAGACTGCAGATCTGACGCGTTGCTATCGCGGGCAAACTGCGCCCGGTCAACGTCGGTTAACCGCATCCGGACCAGCACTGGGCGTCTAAACTTCGCCACATAATCGGGCTTAAAGCCGTACTGCTCTGCATGCTCAACCAGGAAATTGCGGTAGTTATCGCCTTTGCCGTCGGTATAGGCTTTGATGATACTGATTGTCCGACCGTTGCCAGACTCGACCACAAAATCACGGCCAATAATCGGGGCACCGTGCGAAGTCAGGCCGCTATCGGTTAACCGGGCAGGCTGCAGGTCATTGGATATTTTGGCAATCTGCAGGACTGACGCCTGGCGCGTTCTATCACGCGGCTGCAGTTCTTCCGGGTAATCCGGATTGACGCGACCGTCAGCAAAGTTACTGACAATCAGGCGCTTGGCTTCAACAATCTTAAAGACCGCTCGAATTTGCCCGCCTTTTGGCGAGGTTAAAAACGATAGACGGCCCTCAATGTCTGGCTGCTCAGCCCCGGCGTCATCGCCTTTGAGCTGCTTTAAAAGCTCAGACCAGCGCTTTTGTAGCGCCAGGCGCTGGCGGATATCTTTCACGTCCGCCAGCTGCTTTTTAATGCCCAGTGCTTCACGCTGCAGCGTTAGCTTTTCCTTTGCAGTTAGCATTATTGCGCCTCCAACAACTCTGTAATGCGGTTGCTGGCTTGCTCAATCAGTTCGGCATGCTGCTCTTCGCCGGCTGAGTCCAGGACGGCCAAGGCCTGATCCAGTGCATCAATCAATTCGTCAGCGCTTTGCGCATTGGTCAGTGCTGATTGCAGTGCAGTGATTTCTGACTGCACTTCTGGCGCTGAGCTTTGTTCTACAGCCGGCGCTGCTGAATATTTCTCAATAGTGGTATTGAGCAACTTAAAGGCCTCTTTTTTGCCGAACGTTTGCACGCTTTCACGGTATTTATCTTTCGTATTTTCGATGGTGTTACCAGACACGGCAGCAGCTTGTTTTAACAACGCCTCAACTTCTGGCTCAAACTCATCAACGCGGATCCAGAAGCCATTCATTTCTTCACCGCTACCAAACGAATGACGTTTTTTGCCAGGCTCAATTCGCGCATTCGGGAATCCAGGCTTCACAAATTCATCACCGACCGCTTTATAGCCATACTCTTCTAATCGGCGGTGCGGGTTGTAGCCTTCCCCGAAAAATTCTTCAATGGCTGCCTGGTCCTTGTTTCGCTCTTGCTTCAGACGTATTTCAAGCTCGTCAGAAATGTCATCTTCTTCCTTTAACGCTGTTGCACTGGTAGGTAGTCCGAGCTTGTTTGTTTCATTAAAGACTTTAAGCAATTCGTTTTGACGCGCCTTTAACTCATCAGTGCTCACTGCTTTAAAGTCTGTAATGGGAGTGCCGTAATCGACAGTTTGATCGGCTGGCGCAGCATCAGAATCTTGCCCGGCTGATTTACCGGCTTTGACCATTTCATCCCAGCTCTTAAATCCCAGTGAATAGGCGATATCCGCTTTTGCGTTGCGCGTGATTTTGCGTTGCCAGGCGCGGTTTGTTGGCGACCAGTTTGCACCACTTGAAATACGTTGCACCGCTGCATATTCCGGATCATCTGCAGTAGCCCGACGTTTGAGGTTCGGGAAATACACGCGGATGCGGTCATCACCATAATCGACTTCGACGTTTACCGGGGCGCCGTTAAAGGTCAGGTCTAAATCAAGATCACCTTCTGCCGCGGCTTCTTCGCGCTGCTGTAGCTCTTCCAGGCGGGCGCGGCGTGACTTGAGGCGCGCATTTAAGTTGGTCAGTTCAAATCCTTCATGCGGGATCAAATTGCCTAAGTAATTCGGGCGCAGCGTATCGATGAAGGTACTCGGGTAGCCAATCGCCACCAGCTCAGCTGTTGCTTTCTCTTTAGCTGTCACCGGGTCTTTTTCTTTGGCTTTTTGGTACTTGCGGAAAATCGCATTCGCCTGCTTCATGCGCTCTTGCTGCTTTTCCATTGCATCGATATCGCGCTGTACTTCCAGGAGCTCAGGCGAAATACCTGCAGTTGGATCAGCTGCTGCCGGCTCTGGCGTGGCCGGGTTCTGTGCTTCGGCATTTAAAAGCTGAGTAAACCGGTCCTCAATCGCTTCTACGCGCGGAATATTTGACGTGCCATCAGGATTTGTGGCCTTGTCGTAGGTATCAACGATGTAAGAAAACTTCTCATCCTGAGCATCCCAGGCTTTCGCCTGTTCCAGCGTCAGCGTGTCTAAGAATTCGCTGAATTTCTGCCGCGGATCTTCAGGCTCTGCGCCTGGCTGCGTCGGAATAAAGCCCTCAATACCTGGCGCATATTCGCCGCGAAATACACTGACCAGGGCGCTTGTGCCATAAATGCGCACGTAATCGTTTAGAGCTTCATCGGAGATCCGGCCAACCTTCGCACGGTCTTTAAGAAAATCTACCCAATCGCTTTCCAGCATTTGCGCTTTGCCTTTGTAAAGCGCTTCATCAGCCAGGTACTCGGCTGCGTATTGACTGGTTTCAATTTGCTGGCGGATCCAGGCGTCACGCGTCATTTCATACGCTGGCTTTGTTTCTACTGCAGGCGCTACCGGCGCTATGCCCATTGGGTTTTCAGCAAAATCCCATAAGCCAACGGTATAGTGGTCAGTACTCTGAACTTTGCTGTAATAGGTCAGACCGTCTTTTTTCATGTAAATATTTTCATCGCCAATACTGACAATCTCAGCAGTGCCAAGGGCCGCTAAGTCTTTTTCAGTGGCTTCAATTTCAATCGGCTTTGTTTCTGAGCCATCACGATAGGCGCTTGGTTGCGGCAAACCTGAATTGGCCGATTGCGCAGCACGATACGCGGCGACTTCACGCGCTTTAAACTCTTCCGCCAGGTCATAATCAATACTGACCGTTTCATAGAAACGGCGCTCGAAATAATCAACCATTGAATCAGACCGGTCCCGGTTGAACTCATTGGCTTCGTCTTTGAGCTGCGTCATCAGATTGCGCATTTGCGTACTGTATGAATCCGGTAAGTACTGCGTTTGCCCGCCAACAAACTCTTCAATTTGTTCCTGGCTAAATACCTTAAAGTCAGCCGGTAGCCGCACAATTTCTAAGCTCACTTCATTGCGTGAGGCGCTTGTTACTGCAACGCGCAATTCTGCCGGGTATTTGCCAGCTTTGCGGCCTTCAGTAATGGCAACACGAATCAGCTTGTTAATTTCTGCCAGCTTTAAATCCCGTGTGCTCTGATGTTTCTCGCCTGTGAAATTGCCGTCGTATTTTGGATTAATCCGCTCGACCGGGGCGTCATCATTTGCCGCTACGGCTGGTTGCTGTACGACTGGTGCCGCGGGCAAGGCTTTCTCTAAGTCCGCGTTGACGGCGTTTTGATTGGCAATACGGGCGCGCAGTGCGTCCAGGGAACTGCGCAGTGCGTCAATTTCAGCCTGCTTTGCATCCGTTTGGCCGCTGATGTCGCCGGTTGCGGCAATGGTGGCATCCAGCTGTGACTGCAGGGTTTCAATGTCTTTCAGCTGATCTGCTTTGACGCGCAAGCTGGCTCGAAAACGGTTGCTGTTGCGCTCAACAATGCGGGTAATGGCAAGGGCTGTTTGCTTTAAGCTGATATCCCGGCCGTTATGCGGTGCAACGATATCGGTAATATCGCGCTTATTGAGCAAAAAGCGGAATGCGATCAGCGTGTCATCCGGGCCAATGACTGCCGGATCATCATCAGGCGCGTGAAAGATGATAAAGACGCTCTGACCATCGCTAAACGGAATTTCAGCCGTCATAGTTGCAATCAGGCCGCTTTTGCGCGGCTTGCTCAGGATGGCGCCGCCAAGGACCGCAAACTGTGAATCTACTTCCATTCCTTCGGTCACGCCGGCAGTCAGGCCTTTGGTCGGATCTGTATTCTGGTTGAGTGTTTTGACCAGGGCTTTCATGGTATTCGCCAGGCGCATGCGGCGCGTCGTAATGGCGGATAACAGCATGCTATCGCCTTTAACCAGCGCATGGCCGTTTAACGTTTCATCGATATCCGCCAGCGTTGTTGGTTCTGATAAGAGATCAGCACCAAGGCCAGATAACAGGGCTTCGAAATCGCTTTCTGTGGGCGACTTCAAAGTGTGGTCCATACGATCAACAATTTTAATCTGCTTCAGATTCATGCTGCAGCGCCTTTGAGTTGTGACTTTAATTCTTTACTGCGGTCAATCGACGCCTGCAGCTGATGTTTTAGCTGACTTTCTTCTGAGGCCAGCTGTTGATAAAGCTCGTTGCGGCTGGTGAGTTCAGCGCGCACTGATGCCTGCTGAGCTTCTGCTTCAGCAACTGCTGTTTTGAGCTCATCAATCCGTTGCTGATTTGTTTTGCCGGCCGGTTTGACTGCTGAGTCAACTTTGATTGCCTTGAGCTTTCGCGCCAGGCTTTTATCAAATTCGTCCTGGCCTTTTTTCAGATAGTCCGCCAGCTCTTTTGCAATCGACTGCAGCGAGTCAGCGTTTTTGATAGGGAGCGCTTTACCATTGACTGCAACGGCTACTAAATCGCCGGTTTCACGAATGCGGATAGTGATCCGCTGACCGTTCTCAAAGTAGAAATCAGCCTTTTTAAACTTCGTGTCATCCTTGGCAATCAGCCGGTTTGATGCAGTGATAGACGCCACCGGGGCGCCATTGCCGGCGAGTAGCTTTGCAAAGGCCGCAAGGCCCGCTTCGCTAAAGTTGTCGCCGTCAAAGGTGGCGTAGACCTTTTTGTTTTTGCTGTAATCAATGTTGCTCATTGTGCGCATCCTGGTGATCTGTTGGCAGGGCGATCATGACTTCTGTTCTCATGTGACTTGCCAGGGGGAATATCTTGTAAAGCGGATTAATGCGACACCCCAAGGACTCGACGCGCACGTCAGCCACCCAGGCGCCGGTTGCCAGCAAATCGGCCCGGATCAGCAAGTATTCTTGGTTGTGTCCGCGCATTGAAAAATCGAGCGTGCGACTTTTGCCACTGACGACCGTTGTCGGACAATTCAAATCGCGGATGGTGTAAGTGACGCGGGAAAATATGAGCGGGGGATAGGCGCGAAAGGCGATATGTAAACGATAAAACAGCTCTTTTGCTTGTGGGCGCTTTGGACTTGCTTGCGTCACAAAGCCTGCGCCTGATAAATCTGTAAGCTCAACGCGACCACGACGCACTAAAAATCTGTCTGCCATCAGCAGCGCAACAATGATTAACGTCCAGCCGATGATTGACCAATCACCCATTTTCTTTATCCCCGTCAGGTTTAATACGATTCGTGACATACCGGTCTATCCAGCGTTTGAACATTGCCAGCGTGTCACCGCCATTGTTACTGAGCACCAAGATCACGACGCTAGTCAGTGCCTGGGGCCAGCCTTGCCAGACGCCCAAGTACATCACGCAAAGCCCAACGACTAAGGCCAGCACAATTTCCGTCAGAGCGTTTATCCAGCTTCTTGCAAATCGGCCTTCCCGTGCGCCGTGGAGGTATGAACCAAGGCCACCGAGCAGGGACAGCACGCTTGCAGTAACGATTACTTCTCCTGTTAACAACACTCTGCACCTGCTGATCTGTAAGGTCCTTAGCATAGTAAAACACGCGCTAAATAACGCCTAATCAACGTTATGATAATTCAGGGTAAAACATTTGCCCGGCTCGAATGCTTACACAGTGCACTTCAGGGCAGTTGTCATAGATGCGGGTAGGCGTTATGCGACTCATCAGGCTTTGCCGGTAAATGCCAGCAGCATGCGCCAGTAGTTCGCTGCAAAACCAAGCCGCCGGATCGTTCCAGTCTTGAATGCGCAGGGCCATCGATATCAGATTGAGCGGGGGGATGCTGCAGACTGCCTGCAACGGAATGGAATAAAGCGCCCGCTTGTCATAAGGCTTGCCAATTTCACTGATGGCGCGCGTATAGGCCGCTTCCGGCGTATCAATGACAGCCAGCATGCACACGTCATAGTCTAAATAGCGCGCAACAAAGTCCGCCATCGGTGTAACGACAACACCGACGCCACCCAGGGCCTCAATCACCTTTTCGCCGTCATAGACTTGGCCGTTCCATTCCAGGCGGCCGTAATGAATGATCCCGCAATGGGACCAGCTGGACCAGGTGAGCAGGCGGATCCCGAGGCTGATGGGATGATAGCCTTTGGCAAAAATGACAGGTATGGCGTTCAAAGTGTCCTCCGCCACTCGATTGTACCGACAGCGCTTATTTTTAAGCGTCAAACCTGTTATTCATGTCTAGGATGAATAATGCTGTTTTTGTTCCTGATTTATGTCATCATGTCGTTAATCATTTGTGGCATGGATAAGGAAATATGCGGATATCAGCAACACAGAAAAACACCTTGATAGCCCTGTATGCATTGGAGCAGCACGGCAGGATAAGACCAATCCCGTCAGTGGATTTGCTCAAAATGGTCAACCGGGGCCGCGAGGCCGCCGGCGAACTGCCTGCTTATGCCACAAACTTCAGAGCAGGCTGCCACACGATGGTAGAAAATAAGCTGATTGATAAATACAGGTCACAATCCCTGCAGCTGGCGTTTAAGTTGACAGACACCGGGCGGCCACTGGCTGAGCGCTATTTCAACGAGGCGAAATCATAAAAAAAGGCCGCGCTATGGCGGCCTAACCCCTTTTCAGGTGCTTATTATCCAACTTCATCGGGCTCAATGCTCTGCGCGCAGTGATTGCGCTGGCGGATCACCAGGTAAAACAGCCCATCAATGACTTTTTCAGCAAACTGATACCCTTCCCGGCCGCGCCTGGCGTGATAGCCGACACGGCCGGAAATCGTATGGTCAGGATTGCCACGAAAAACAGTGTTGACGTACTGATCAGACGATACCCAGAGGTCAAAGGCATAGCCGCGCAAACCTTTAAACGGCTGAGCCAACAGCGTCACAAAAAGACGCCACCAGCCCGTAACAGTCAGCAGTGTATCTGCCAACCAGTAAAGCGCGACCGCCAGCAATACGATTGCAGCGTTCACTTTCTTCATGCCAGAGCCTTATAAACAACAATGTCCACCGGCTCAAAGTTCAACCGGAATGGATGATTGTTTTCAATGAGGCTCTTGTTAATGTGATCAGGCGATAATAGGTAGTTGCCGCTTTCGAGCTCAAGCGCCAGCTCAATCCAGACACCTGTCGGATCACCTGGCACTTGTGCCGGCACGTTAAATATTGACGCCATAAAGTAAATCGGTTTACCGGCTTTGCCGTTCACGACTTCAGGCACTGGGCAGGGCAGCTGCGAATCCGGGAATGGGATCACAAGCTCTGCTTGGCCTGGCGGCTGAATGACGTTCTGTAGCCGACCTTTAATCACCATGCGGCTACGCTCAGGCACAAAATGCAATCTGCCAGCCTGTTGAGCGCCAGTAATAACACGCTCAACCAGGTTAATCATTGGCGCCAGCTCTACTTGTGACGCTACCGGGAAATCAGTTTGGATCACTGTGCTCATTAAGAAATCCTCACATAAGCAATGAGTTGTCGCCAAGCCTCAAGTGCGTAAGAGTCATGTGTCACTTGGACTGGATAGCCCGCAAAAGGCGATAAATTAGCCTTAAAGAAATAAATAGTCCCAGTGCCATTACCATCAGATGCGATGAGTGAACCGTTCCTCAGTTTTTTGACAAATCTGAGCGACATATTCACACTTGGTCTTGGGTATAAATACGAAACACTGGAAAGGTCTTTCGTTCTCACCACCGCAGTGGAATTAACCCAATAAAAATAGCCGTTATGTTTTGTCCATTTTGCTTGGCTCCCGCCAAAACTAGGCCCCATATTTAAAGTAAGCGTCGCCCAAGACAATCCATCTGATGATGAAAGTGCTACGCCGCCGCCACCAACATAAAATTTTGATGTATCAGCATCATAGTATACGCCGTTGATAGCGGAAATCGCCCCTGTAATAGCTCTCTGAGTCCACGTCGAACCATCTGCTGGTGCTGTGACACACACACCTTGAGCGCCTACTGCGACCCATGTGTTATTACCAAAATCTACCGAGTAAAATTGCTGCCCGGACAACGCTGACGGTATCGCTCTTGATGTCCACGTTATCCCATCAGGGGATGTGAAAATAATTCCCATCCCCGTCGCAACAAACATCGAGCCATTCCACTTCACGTCATAAAAAGGGTTCGTGGTTTGCCCGGTAGCGCGCTGAGTGTAGGTAATGCCGTCAGTTGTTGTGGCAATTAAACCCCCAGTGCCCACCAAGACAAATTTACCGGCACCATAATCTACGGCGTTAAAACAGTGGCCATTCATGCCACTAACTGCAGACTGCTGTTCTGTCCAACTAGCACCGTTATCATTTGAGCGCAAAACACGAGGATTGACACCGCTGATTAAGTTCTCTGTCATCAGAATCGTGTTGCCGTTCGACTGCGCATCTGTAATGGTGTCGTTATACTGAGTGTTGAAAAATGATTGACGAGTCCAATCAGAACCCACGCTTTCAGCCCAAATCGCCGCATCGAATTTCGCAGGATCTGTTTCCACGTGCCCTGTACGTAAAAATCGCTGGCCTTTTGATACAAAATCGACCGGGAAAGCGTTTGGAAAAAAGTGAGTGCCGCCAATTGGCACGCCGCCACCACCGCCACTGCCTGTTAAATTTGCTTCACTCATAATTGTTTCCAGACTCCGCTTTTACGCCGAAAGAAAAACCAAACGCCGACCGCTGCCAGGTTGGCTGTGTCGTGGTCGCCTTCAGTTGTTTTGATAAGTTCGCCGGCAGGCGCCAGCAAACGGCATTTGTTAGAACTCGACAGCACCAACTCCCGATCTACCATCACCTGCAGCACTGAGCCCTCAGGCGCTGCCGGCAGCTGTAGGTCCTTAAATCCATCAAAAATCAGCATGCCGCTTTCAGGTGCGGCAGTGACATCAGTACTGCTTTGTGAGATCGGGTTCTTTTTGGCTTGCTCCTCCAGCTGCGCGGTTGTGGCATAGCTGCCGGCAGGCTGATACCGTGCGTCCGCTTGCGCAAATGTAGGGCTATTGAGCAGACCGCCGAGCTGGCGCGTTGCGGTACTGATATGGGCCGGCAGCATGTTGCCGGTTGCAGGCAAATTGACCGTGCAAATGATGACGTGGTGCGCCAGAACGTTTGCCACCGGAATGACTTTAATGGCCGCGGCATCGACTGCGGCGTTTTTGTCGATTTGCTTGGTCAAAAGACCGTGCTGTGAAATCGCTTCAATGACTACTGCCACGTTTTGACTGCGCGGAATAACGACATCGACAGGCTTTTGACCGATGACTGTGATCACCTGGCCGTCGCGCTCAATTGCTGCTGAGTTTGGATTAGTCGGACAGATGCGCAGCGTTGTTGCCGCGGTAATGCTGAAATCAAAGCCCCGGTAAATACCCGCCGGCACAATACCGAAGAACTTCCTGTTAAAGCTAACACTGCCCATTTCCTCAAGATATTGAGTGTCCGCCAGCAGTGGGTAATTCGCTAATTCCGCTGGCGTTGGCGGATTCGTTACTGTTGTCATAGTACTGGCCGTCCAAAATCTAAGATGAATTCAACGGAAACACCGGTCGTTGACGTGACTGGCGTTGGCAGTGTTACTAACAATGCGATGACTCCGCCTGCTCTATCCAAGACGTAGCATGCCGACCAGGTTTGTGAGACTCCAGCAGGCAATGCATGTTTGGGAATGCTGGCTTGCACCAGCACCTGGTCGGTGGCTTCGTCGTATGTGTAGCTGGCATTAGACAAATAAAACTGACCCGTGATAGAGGGTACATCGTTAGGTAGAGTGGCTAAAACAGACGGTTGGCCATCAACTATTTCTGTATAGCCATTCCCCCAAGCCATTTGTCCAAACCCAAAAAACGGAGTAGGAGCGATGGCTGACTTGGCCCGTTGCTCAAAAAAACGATCAAGCAAATGGCCTTTTTGTATAATTTGAGGCACGTCAAGTCCTTAATTAATTGGTGAAAATAAAAACTGTTTAACGTTAGTATAATTAAAGCGTTTTTTAGACACGCCGACTAATACGTAGGCCCATTTACTGCACCGACCGCCGCTGCCAGTAGAGATTCAAACTGCTCTTTGCTATCAAACTTGTACCTGAACACGTCAGGATCAGGAACTCCGGCAAAACCGTGTGCAGGACTACTAGGCGTCACAAGAAATTGTTCAGCGCCGACAATCCTTTGCAAACTATCTACGTGCCACCCATCGCGTGCGACCGGGTTTTCTTGATCTGTTCTATCGTAAATTAAACCAATTTCCACAAAATCCATAACGCCCCCGTGATGATGTTCATTTTGTTAGCACCTGTAATTCTTCCGCCGTTAGTGAGCGAGGCCAGTAGATTAGATATTCTACTTGTCCATTTAGCATTTCGATTCCTGAAGCACCTGCTGAGCCAATGTAAATCTGCGTCATATTTGCTGGTGCGCTGCCAGATGTATCGTTTAGCACCGCTTTACCGTCTTCATAGCCGACAAAGGAGTTTTCTTTCCAACTAAAGCCGAACACGTTGCGCAATCCACTGGTTTTTTGCCCGGATGATGCGTTTGCTACAGCAATGCCATTTGTCACCGCCGCGAACTGCGTACCGTTTGTTGACTCGTTACGCCGAACAAGAATACGGTTGTTTTCAGTGCCATCGCTGAGCCTGAATGCGGACTGATTCTGGCCGGAGACAGGGCCGATACCGCGACAAGCACAAACTATAGAGCCTTCGCTGCTTGCTGGAATTGTTAGTACTGCAATATCTTTGCTGGCTGTCACCGCAGTTGTTGTGGTTGGAACGTAATCACCCGGCTCTGTACCCACCCGCAGCTGTGGAGTTTCGTGGATCACTGTGCCAGTTGCATCGCTAAAACATCCTAAACCCACACGCACATTGTAAGATCCGCCTGCGCTTGTTGTGAATGTAATGGAGTAAACCCCACTTGATGTGATATCGCTACCATTAAGAGATAATGCACCTGTCGGTGTGTCTGAAGTAGTTACGGCAATAACCTTATCGGTGACAGATGTTCCCGCTGCGAAGTACGCGCTGAGCGTGTAAGTTGTTGCAGCAGCTAACGTGACTGCTTGAGAATAGTATTCTCTTTGCGCAATTCCGCTTTGCGTAGTGCGAACTGCCCCCGCGAACCGTGGGCTTGCTGCTGTAGTGGTAACACCGGTTGTTGCGCCCATATTCCAGCCGGTTGGCGGCGTTTCGCCGTTTGCGCCGGAGTATACAGTA